CGTCAACAAGCTCTCTTACCGGGAGTTCTTCATTACGAATACAATCCCAAAAACAATAATCCCGGATATGAACAGAATTGGCCAGTAAGTGAGGATAGTTTGCATGTACTGAATTAGTTATAGCTTCAAGTGTTGTCATCCATTAACATAGTTTCTAAACTGAATTAAGTTACTTGCAATAATTCTTTCCTGTATTTCGTCTGGTACTACATCTAAGAGATCTACAAGTTTAGTAGACTCTTTCTTCCAGTTACCGATAACATCAGAGTACCTCACTCTCTTAATACCGTGTACGATAGGAGATGAAGTATCTAGTGTTTCGATCCAGTGATATTGAGGGCTTTGATAGAAACTAAATTCTCTAGGGTGTGCACAACCTAATAAATGGTGAGGCTTATCTTTATTAATGATACCGTCATTCATTAACTGAGTTAAAGTTATTACTCTACCCATCATATAAGATACCCACTTGTTAGGATGAGGAAATGCTTTAAGGTAATAAGAATAGTCAAATGAAATAGCTAGTTTATCTACGCCGATCTCTTGATCTAGTGCTACATAACACTTAACTAGTTCACCGTAAGTCTTTCCTTGCACAACACCAATAGTTTTAGAGCTACTAACAAAGTCCCAATCTTTCCATAAGCACTTCTTAGCTGAATCAATAGTACCTTGACAATCTTCTAACACGTCTGGTATAATATATTCTGTAGGGTTAAGCTTTTGTATCCAGTGAGCATAACGTTTAGAGTCAAAAGAGGTACCTAACTCAAATATAGAGTTATCTAATAAAACATGCCTACCACCTTTAACACTGTCTTCAAAGAACTTGTAGTATTGCGGGTGAGTTTCAAAGAGGTGCACGAGTGCATAGCAGTAATCGTTGTATGTACGAGATATCTCGAGCATACTTAAGGGAGATTCGTGTGATATTTTAATCATGAGAATATGTCAAATAAGTCTGTTGTTACTTCGTTAGTTAAATCTGGTAAACGCCATCCAATAGCTTCATATACAGCTAATATCGGCGGTTTAATTATTGTATCGAACATTTCAATATAGTCTACTTGAAATTCATTAAATTCTGGTGGAAAGTTGTAAGGGTAACAAAGAGTATCGATATTATACTTGTTTGGTGCAATATAAATCTTCTTTACTTTGCCACCGGAAGTAATCCGTTCATACTTTGTTTCCAAATGTAAATGTTTTAGTAGTTGGTTATACCATAATGCACCTTTAACGTGATTAGGTGTGCCGGTACCTATCTTAAAGCCATCTGCTTTTACTTCGTACTTCTCTAAATCGCTAAGACCACCGCGAATAGCAATTTCATCTACATTCAACGTTTTAAACGTGTCATAAACCTCTTTGTAAAGGCTGTTTGCCTTTATTTGATCCTGACCTAACAGAGAGTTCTCAATGACCTTTTTAATCAGTTCTTTTGCTTTCTTTGGCGTTGTAGATCTAGCGATTTCTACCCCAACATACTTAAACTTATTAACGTTTGCACCTTCATCGTTTAATACGTGAATAATATAACGTTTCTTTTGCAGGTAAACACCTACATCACAAATCGACTCCCGTTTAAAGAAGTAACGAGGATCGATAGACTTAAACTCAGAAGCAGACCACTTTTTAATCTCACTATTTAAGTATGTACCAATCTCTTTGTCTATTAAATCTATACCTTCTGGTGTTACTTTACCGTCTTTAAATATGTTAAGCTTAATTTTATCAAGGATAGGTCTAATAGTAATATGAGTACTATCAGTATCACCGTAAATGTTAAGGGACGTATTAACCCCGTATTTGTCTTTAGCGTATTTATCAAGGATGATACCCGCCTGCTTAACCACTGACTGACCGGTAAGAGTAATACTACCGGCGTGATCACTATCGCAAATAGGGCTAAACTTATTAGCAAAAACACCATAAATAGAATTAAGAAGAATTTTAATAACGTGCTGGATGGTGTCAGCTCGTTCCATATTAAACTTACACGTTTTGTACTCATCTGTATCTGGGGGTAAATTACTTAGTTGTTTTTTGTGTTCAATGTATTGGTTTTTATTTTTTACCCGTTCACTGTAAAGACTGTCAATTAATGAAGGTACAACGCCTTTTTTCTTCTGGGTATACAAAACGTTAGCTTTAGATATAGCTAACTTCTCAACCTCCATCAGTTTCTCAAGTTTTTCGTTAGGTACAGTTTTTTCAGAACCACTAGCTAACAATAACGTAGTCTCTGTATCAGTCTTACGTAAAATCTTACCTATCTTAGTCTCTGGCGATATATTAAGAGTAATGATAGTATTAGGGTATAGAGAATTAGCATCGTAACTCACTACTGCAGTCTTTAAGCCGCGTTCTGGATCTCTAACATAACCACCTTCGATTTCATCTCTAGTAGGGCCAGACACAAACGTAGGTATAACCATACCGTGCTTGTAAGCTTCTAAAGCAACACAACCAGTAACGATTTGTACTTTACCTAGAGCAGCTTCAAAGCTAGTTAAGCCTTTATACGCTAACATACGAATGATCTTAAAGAACTGTAATTTCTTTTCCATTCGTACTAATAGATCAACGTCTTGAATATTGTAGTCTACGAAGTTGTTCCAATCGTCTTCAGATAGAGAAGCTAGGTTAGTGGCATTAATAGCTAGCTTACCTTCACCTAATTCATGCTGTGCTACAAAGTTTAGTGCATATGATTCTAACAAACCACGCGCAAAGCCTTTATAAACTTCGAGATAGTCCATCGCCGATACACCGTGAATATACCAACGATCTAATTCTTGTCCTTTAACAAAGATACCTTTACGACACCAAAGACTTTTTAACGGAGATAAACGTTTAGCTGCGTTTTCACCTAATAAGTTATTGATACGGTTAATAGTATAAGGAAAGTCGAAAAAGTCCGTATTCCACCCAGATAAAATGTCTGGGTAATAATCGTTTTCCCAAAACTCTAAGAACTTATTAAGTAAGTCTACTTCACTACTACACTCAGTGTAAACAACGTTTTTACGAGACGGGGTATAAGGCTTACAACCCCAGGTATAAAACGTTTCAGATAAGTTATCATATATCGTTATAAGGTTGATAGGATGCTTTGCGTCCTTAGCTTCAGGAAACTCATCTGGGGAGTAAACTTCGATATCAAGAAAGCAAACCTTCAACGGGTTAGCAGAAAACTCAGGCTTTTCGTAATCGTCTTTAAACTTTTCAATGAGAAACTGCTGTTCTACCTGAATATTATGATATAAACGTTTAATGGCGCCATCCTGCGCAGCTTTATTACGTTCGAAAGCATTTCTAAATACTTTCTTCTTTAACTTAGTGTTAAAGATAGACAAAGCATCAGCATTCTCCAGATTAGTCTCTACATAAAAGTAAGGACTATATGGTTCCTTTTTAACCACACGTTTACCGTTTTTATCCCAGGTAAATAGATGTGCTACTGCTTCTCTTGAGTTATAATATACGTTACGATACACAAAACATATTATGTACCATCTTACTAACTAATCAAGAAGGAAAGTAAACTTTCATATGCTCATCAATGTGATCTTCTAACCAATACTTAGTTGCAACCTTACGAGCATCATCCGATTCATTTAAATACATTCTACGATCTCTTAGTAGCTTCTTAGCTAGATCCATCATTTCATCAGGAGTATTGAACCGTAGAGGTGCTACAGGATCTGTATTGTATGGTGGAGCGTCTTGGCATAAACAAGGCACTCCTAATGCACCGGCTTCTAAATACTTAATAGGTGCTTTTGCGTAGTTAAACTTGTTATTTTGAAGTGGTGCAAAAGCTAGATTGAGATTCAATGAATCAAATGCATATGCATATTCATATAAGCTTTTCCAACCTACGAATTCAACCTCTCCAGCAGCTACTAGGTCTTGTATAGTATTAGGTACCGCCCCCATGAATACCCACTTGTAATCTTTGTAAGTTTTACGGATAATATCAGTAAATGGCTCGATATCATCCATAACGCCTGGTAGTCTTTGTACATTTAAATGAGTTGGACTACCTACATAACCGATACGTGGGCGTTTTTTGTTACGATCGAAATTTTCTACGACTTTAGCTTTATTGTAAAAACGATCTATCCAAAACTTTGGCATATAGTTAGGAACTACAATAGCTGGTACTCCAGTCTTTTCTGTATAATAATCTGCCATATACTTTGTAGGACAGGTAATAGCATCACAATGCTTAATAATTTCTATTGCTGTTTTGCTAATAACAGGATCAACAAAAGCTTCTCTAGACTTGTTATACAATGGAATGTCTTCTGGGAAGATAACATCATCAATTTCGTAATATATTTTAAACTTGTTGCCTTTATCAGAAGTTTCTCTTAAAAATTTTACAAACTGTAATTGTGGTGGTGTTACTTGGCGCTGTATTTTTACGGACTTGATACCTGCATACATACGAGGATCAAGCAACATCATTGTAGAGTTTGTTACAACTCCTTTACCTGAGGAATTAATTAATGACTCAGGCCAGTGCATACGCCAGAAACCACAACCACCGTGATCAGCGGCAAAGCTGATAGCCATATTTGCAGGTGCTGCACCTGCAGGGCTTGGAGGTGGAGCAGATTGCGCTATAGGAGAACCAAATGCAGGAGCTCCTAATGGAAGTGCCGGTGCGCCGAGTACGAAGGAATTATTCATTATTAAAATTTGTTGATCTTACTGTTATGCCGTTTTTCTTTTCTAGGAATATAATTTCACCGCTAGTACAGTATTTCATACTTTCTTTACGGTGTGATATTATATACACTGCTTCTTGGTATTTTTCCACTCTTTCGCGTATTATATCCAATACCAATTCAATACCTTTCTCATCTAATGATGAGTCTAGTAATTCATCAAATACTGATAGATTTAACCATACATTAGCTTGTGCTCTACGGATATCTTGAAACGTAAAGATCATTGCAAGGTCTATAGCTTTACGTTCAGCTCCTGAGAAGTTAAAATAACTACATTCTACACCACGCTCATTAGTAATAGTTTCTTCAAAGAATTCGTTAAATTTAACTGTACTATTACTTTCAAGCTTCTTAAGATAAAAAGCAAGTCTAAGATTTAATACTTCAAGTATCTTTTTAACAATATACGACTTTACCCCTTCTTCTGAAGTAATAAACTTTGCAGATTCGATTACATCAATTTTAGTCTGTAGTTCATTTACCTTGGTTTTAATCTCAGTTAAGCGATCTTCTATTTTCTTAATACTGTCGTTATACGCATGATCATCGTTATTTAACGCATCTAAGTCAACTACAAGCTGTGATTGCCAAACGTTAAGCTGATTTAAACGAGAATTAATATTCTCTACCTCTTTACGACGAATATTAAGATCGTTTAACTTCTTCTGTGTAGCTGTAATGCCTTTCTCAACTTTGTCTAGGTGTGTTTGTATTTCTACTAAACGAGGTTTCTCTTTAGAAATAGTTTCTGTATATTTTTGTATTTCTGCTTGGCATTCAGCCTTATCTTTTTCGTATTGAACGTTAGTAGCTTCAGCTAGATCTTTACCGCAATGAGGGCATTTACTATCTACTTTCTTAAGCTTTTTAATACGATCATTATTAAGCTTAATATGAGTCTCTGCTTCAGTGATAAGTTTATTAACCGCGGCTATTTTTTTATCACAAGTACTTTCTGCGGTTTTAAGTGCAGTTAAGTTATCCTCTATAGTTTTTTGAGCAGCTGCATCTACTGATTCTAGCTTACCAACTTTTTCATTAATTAATGCAATCTCTTGTTCATTGTTACGCTGACGGGTAAGTAGTACCTCTCTACGTTTACTTTTTGTTTCTTCGTAAGTTTGCTTTTGTTTAATACTGTCTTGTAAAGCTCTTTCAGATTCATCTACTTTAGTATGTTCAATGTCTAGATTACGTTTTGTTTCGTTAAAATCAAAACGCGCGATACTCAACATATTACTAAACACTTCTAAACCAAGAATACCTTCAATAAACTTACGTTTTTCAATCTTTTTCTGCGCCATAAACGGAACTGTATTGTTTATGGTCATTGCTACACTATTCTGAAATACTTCTGGAGAAGTATCGATTATGTCAATAATGTATTCAGTTGTTTGTGGTACGCCCGAACGCGTCTTATCTTCACCGTCTACATAAAGAAAACACTTAGTAGGGTTAAGTGTACGAACGATTTTATATTCTGTTTTTACATGGTTAGTATCAACAGTAAACTCTAATTCAACCTCACAAACGTCCTCTGGATAGAGATTATTAACAATGTTTTCTTTCTTAAGATCTCTTATAGTAGAACCGTATAAAGCAAAATGTATAGCATCTGCTATTGTAGATTTACCTACACCGTTAGCACGGTCAGCTTTATCTAGATTACGACCTGTAATAATGTTTAATCCAGGTTTAAAATCTACAGCAACCGGTCTTTTACCTACAGACAGGAAGTTAGTAATTTTTATATTCTTAAAGAAGACGTACTGCATTAGGTTATGATTATAACCTCTAAGCTAAACTATTCAACGTCTCTAACATTCTTTTCGCTACCGCTGTTGTAGTACAATTTTGGTATAACGCCTGTCTGAATGATTCGATGTGTTTGTCGTAAATGTTTTCGGGTTTCTCTTTGTTAAATATATCTGTTAATACATCTTGACATTCTTTCTTAGGAAAATGCTTCATTGTTAATTCCGGGCATCTATCGATATTATAGAATACCGGTATACAGCCGTTACCCATAATTTCATAATGTCTTAAACAGTCCCAACCAGCTTTTTTAACTGTTACACCGAATCTTGACTGGTTATAATCATTGTAGTAGTCTTTTTCGTTCTTATAAATGTAAGTGCTTTTATCTAGTGGTGTGATAAACGCTTGATTCCTGGTTTTATTTGTGTTAAAATTAACTTTACACATAGGAATCGCAAAGTTTATAGGAAACATTCTGGGTTTATCATAGATAAGCTCTCGTTTAAAATAAACAATGCCTTTATTGTAAGAAGGATGAATATTGGTTTCGTCTTCTCCGTCTATAGCAACAACTTTATTAGCAGGGTAGTGTTGCAGTATTTCATCTAAGTAATCGCTACATCTCCATATAGATCCGTACACTACATAATCAAAGTACTTGTTAACTATCTTCGAAGTAATATCAGTACGATCTACATCTAAGTCAGGTAATACACGAGTTACAGTCATACCCATACCATAAAGCTTACTTGCTTTTTCAGCATCGTAGGTATCGTAGTTGTGGGCTTGTTTGTTTATATCTAAAACATCTGCTCCGTATAATTCTTTAAGACCTATCAATACTGCATCGTTTTGATAGTCTACATGATCTCCTTTAGTTAAATAAAGTATTTTCATAGAAATTTTAATAATGATTTTACTCTAGCTGTAGCTGTATGATATTTTAATACCTTGCTATAACCGGCTTGTGCAATCTTAAGTCTTTCTAATTCGTTATTTGTATAATAGTTAACTTTGTCAATACAATCATCTAACGAATCAAAATAAACGATCTCTTTACCTTCTTCAAATATTAAATCGATACGGGTATCTTTATCGGGCCTGTCAGCTATAACCATTCTATTTGCTAACATACCTTCAAATATACGACGTGTAACTTCTTTATATTGGCTATTTTGTAATACTATCTTACCCCTTCTTAAATAGGATGAATGCTCTAGTGCATGTAAACTACTACGAGTATCAAAACGTTTGCCTAAACGAGCTCTTACACTTTGAAAGAATTTATCTGATACATCTCTAGTACATACAGCATCTAAATCAGGTATAATATCATAAACTTTATCTGGATACATAGCAGTATCAGCAAAATGAGGAAACCACATAGCATTGTAGCCTTCCTTGGTGTATTGCTGTACACATCTAATGTCTGGAGATAAAATAATATCAAACTTACCGGTTACCGCTTTTTGATGATTATAACCGAAACTCTGCGGATCGTCTCCGGACTCCAATACCCATTTAGCTGAAGGAAATTGATCTTTAGTTAGGAGGGGGCTACGAAACATACCGTAATCAAAGTTAATGATTACATCCGGTACGAATATACCTGACTTAGCTTCAAAAAGTAGATCTGTTATACCATCTTCAGTATACTGCTCTTGTAAGTTCATTGAAGAGTAGCACTTAGTTTTGTGACCAGCCGCTTCAAACTCTCTTTGTAGAGCTATAGATGTGTTCCAAACATCTTTAGGTAGTCTTGCATATAGAAACGATATATTCATTTATAAAGTATAGTCTTTAAATTTTTTAAATCCACCAGAACGATAAGGTTCTTCTTCATGCCATTTTTTGCCAAGAATGTTTCCTTGAGCATTCATATTTTCCGGTATGTACTGACAGCGCAAAGGTCCACGATTAGCTTTAGCGGTGTCGCCACTCTTATGACTAACCCGTGCACTAGTTAATACTCCATGTACCAAGCCGTTACGTTGTAAGCTTAATATGTAGTCATTATCTTGGTAAAAGAAATAAAACCTTTCATCTAGATAACCAATCTTTTCAAATACACTTCTACGCGCGCAAAAACATGCACCGAACATATGTAATGCTATTTCCCAACCGTAGTATAACTTATTATCGTTAGGAAAATATTGCTTAGTATGACGATGCCACTCTCTATCAATAGGACTGATTGAACTTACTATTGAGTTTGTTTCAAACTCTTTGACAATATTCTGTATGCAGTCTTTTTGAATAGTTAAATCATTGTTAGGTCCCATAACATATTCAGCTTTACAATGACTTAAACCTATATTAAAGAACTGGTTATAGTTAAACTCAAAAGAAGGTATAATCACCTCTACTTTAGACTGATTATAATCTCTATTAAAGTTTTTATACGACTCTATTACATATATTTTTCTGATTAACTCATCAGCTGTAGCTATATATGAATCAATACAGTTTTTAGTAGTTTGAAAGCTCTTGTCATCTTCTGCAAGAGATAAAATTATTACATCAACTTTGCTCATTTATAAATCTTTCTACTTCTTTGTTAACATCGTATTGGTGTACTACAGCAGGTATAATATTATTGTCTATAATAATTTTATTGTTTTTTATAGATACAGAACGTTTTACATTTACGTAAGCCATATTAGCTACCTTGTCGTAACCGAATATATTATATCTAAGATAATCAAAACGTACAACCTTATTAAGTACAGCTTGGTCAATGTTAGGGTAATTACCTATACGTCCGATAATCATTGATATGTCTGTACACATTTCCTTCAACAGTTCAGCGCATCTTTCTCTATGACCTAAAATAGCACCACCATTAATAATTTCGTAACCACGGGTAAGATTAAAAATATCAGTACCGTAACACAGGTTCATCCAAGTTGTATTAGTTTTACAGTTTAATATGAGTTCTATTTCATGAAATACTGTAGGTTTACCTTGAGTTTTGTAAAAGTCTTTAAAAATATCATCTTGAAAGTAAACATCAGTAAAATCGCACAAGAATACACTTTCTGATGTAGAGATTTTACTGCAATACAAATAAAAGAAAATAACCTTAAGTGTGTATGGGGATAAACTTAGATCTACATTATATTTCGTAGCAATAGCACGAGCATTTACATAGTTAACATTATTGTTTTCAAAGTACTCAATAACATCGTTCTTTAAGTCACAACCAATAACTGTTATCTTATTACCAGTCTTAATAGCTGATTGTACAAATACCTTTATACCTTTATTAAGGCTATAGTTTTGTCCGTATGTAATAATTTCGTTCATTTTTTCTTCTTAATTTGTTTAAGTACCTGTAGTACTTCATTCTGTTCATATATTTTAGGCTCATTAGGGTAATGACCATGTTTCTTTTTGTACAACTCTCGGCCACCATATACATTCTTGTGCCATTGCTCTTTTTTATCCGCAATAGATGAATTATCGATTGCACCAGGCGCTTCTTCGAGATACTTTTCACTATCAGCTATATCAGCAAACCACCAAAACGGAGGATGGTAACCAGCTAATGCAATACGATATGTATGATCTACGTGTTCCCAAGCATTGTAGAACTGTTCGTCAATATAGCCTACTTTTTCGAGTACTTCTCTAGTAAAGAATGAAAACATTGCTACTGTATGAGTATATAATGCAATTTTAACATTATTAGGATACTCAACAATAATACGAGGGTTAACAGGACTCTTTTGATCGAGTAAATGTCTGTTATGAAGATCAAACTCTATGCTTTGTTTACGGTTAAATGGTGAACCTGGACCGTAATTAAAATGCTGTATACCTGATTCTTTATATGCTTCAATATACTTGTAAAATACAGTCTTATCTTTAATAAGCATATCATCTTCAATAATAAAAATATAATCACAATTAGCATCATAAAGATGCTTCATTGCTTTATTTTTAGATTTACCTACCCCTAAATTTACTTCATTCTGTAACCAAGTACCGGGTACATCTATTTGATTTTCGGCTTTACCATCATTAACCACCACAAGTTCATTTACAACATCCATGGGAAGTGTTGCGATTAAAGCCTTGAGGTAATCGTTTCTATTACAGGTAATTATACCTACGCCGATTTTCATGTTAAGAATACATCCTTATACTGAGTAATTACTGACTTTGGGCTAAATTTCTCTGTAAACATGTCCCAGTTTTGACTACGTAAATGCTGTACATCCAGCCCCTTCATAATATTAACTAAACCATCATAATCATGATAAACTATAGCTTTACTACCTAAATGATCTAGGTGAGCTGTATCATATCCTGGATAATTTTTACCACTCCATGTTATAACAGGTTTATTGCAAGAAGAGAATTCTCCTACCGATAATCCGAACGTTTCTCCAATTTGTCTTGCATGTAACATACCATCGCATGCATGGATAAAATTAAAGATACCTTTTTCATTACCTACCCATGGAAAGAAAATCGCTCTTTCATGATTAATAAATTGATTTGTAGATAAAAACAAGAAATATACATCTTTTCTCGTGTTAAGTATAGTTTGTACGGCTTGTTTTACGAATGGTAAGTCAAAAGACTCTTTACCACCATGCCTTCCAATAACTAAAGCATCTTTAGGTATATTTAACGCAGCTCTAATATCTTTAGTGGGTTCTATACCCTGTATAATATGAGGCACATATGCAGTAAGATTAAACTTACGAGCTAATGCATTAGATACTGCAGCAAATACGTTACCGTGAGGTTGTGAGCCGTCAAATATATAATGTGTACCTGTTTTACAGTTTTCCGGGTTAATGTTATCATTAGCACCAGATTTCATCATCTGTACAAAGTCTATTTTTTGTTCTGATACTATCTTCTCTATTTGACGTTTAACATCTATAGCAGGAGCTTTATTAGCATTACCGTTATATTGAAATACTTGAAACTCTTTCTGTATTCTCGGTAATCCCTCATTAGGATCGTCGTGAGTAGTAATATACACTACTTCATGCCCGAGTATATCTCGAAGTGCTAAACCATAATCGTACGGAGTCTTACCAGTTCCTCTACCATCAAATTGATTTGAATGTATACCTATTTTCATATTACATTTTAATAGCTCTACTATAAAGATCTACCACATAAGCTTTAGCTGCATCTTTATTTTTAATATCCATAAGTTCAATAAACTCTTCTATAGACTTTTCCACACTGATATTAAACTCTTTATTAGCAGCTTCTTCTATATTGACCTTACTCTGTTCAGTAACGTCATGTTCCATGGTAAACTCTACTGGTTTTATAGCTACTAACTTACGTACTATAGTTTCTAGAGTAATAGGATCTACTACTTTGTCTACAATAAATTTAACTATATTACCTTCAATAGCAGCTTTAAGTGTTTCTGGTGTATAAACACTACTAGACAATTCTGTGTAACGTAAACGTCTGTATTGAGGAGAAATATTGTTTTCTATAAATTTATAGCTTAAATCTGCAAGATCTAATATGTATAAACCTTTAGTAGTACCGAAATCGCCCCAATCTTCTTGATAAGGAGAACCTACATAAAGAATAGTACCGTCTTTATATTTGCGTTCTTCTCTATGATGAAAATGCCCGGTAATAGTTAAAGGTGCTCTATCAGTTAAATCTGATGATTTTAACCCGTTAGTACATACTTTAAATGAGTTCATTTTAAAGCTATTAATCTCAAAATGACCTACAATTAAATCACATTTAGGTACTTCATTAATATCTTGACCCCACGGACAGAAAGCTATTTTCTTTCCTTGGAACGTCTCGACGGTAAGAGTGTCAACAACAGTAATATTACTCCAGCCACGAAGAATGGATACGGAATTAACAGAAGAATTATCCCGGTAGTAAGCATCGTGATTACCCACGGTAATAATGATATTAAAATCACGCAATACATCAAAAATGTCAGTAACCACGTGAAGAGTATTAACAGCAATGTCATTACGATCATGAAATATGTCTCCAGGAATTATGATGTCTTGTATACCGTTCTTTTTGAACTGTTCAGCAGCCCACTTTGCATGGTCTAAGGCAATTTTGTGCCATGTAGCACTATTGCGATGTACCCCGTAATGTGGATCTGAAAATATACCGACTTCTGTTCCTTTAATCTGCATGTTTGTTTAATGGATTAACTGGATCATCAACACCTACATTAGGTCCAATGACACTATATACTTCTTCTTGATAAGCTGCTAATGTATCTCTCATACGTTTTTCTTTCTTAATACGAGAACGCCAGCAGTTAAAAGCTATAGAATTAAAATATGAAAACGGGTTAAAACCTTTGTCAAAGTTATACTTCTTATCTTTTAATGCATTAAACATATTAATAAGAGAGTCTCCGATAGCTTCTTCTTTAAATGTATAGTTAATAAAGTTAGATGCATGTGCTAACCCATAAGCAATATTGCGTATCATAATGGCGAGATTATCACTCATTACATTAGTTTCATAATACTTTCTAAGTTCAGCAGTAAACTCGGCCGGACTTACATAGTAAATCTTTTTAGCTTTGGCAGATTCACTTAAAGGTTTTTTAGGTTTATCTGCTTTAGCTATTTTAGTAATTTTTACAGTTGACGGTACTTCAGGCGGTTTCTGTAATTGTTTTTTCGGTAATTTTGATTTTTTCAAGGTCATAAAATTCTTTTCGTTTGTCGTAGTGCTTAATACCATAAATTAAATCATCGACAATATCGACTAATGTCAATATGTCTTTGTTTTCGTGAACGCGTAATCCACGACCAATAGACTGTAGAGTTTTAATTTTTGATTTACCGCCTGCAGCAAACACTATATAATGTATGTTTTTTATAGAAATGCCAGTAGAAAAGATCTTACTAATGGCAATACATACAACATTATTATGTTGTTCCATAATTTCCTGTACTCTGCGGCGTTCTTCCACCTCTACACTACCCTGTATGAAATATACTTGCTTATCCGTTAATGTGGATAGTTCTCTATAAAGATTATCTCCGTGAGCTATATGATCAATAAGAATAAGACAATTATTTTTAAAATTATGAGCTAGTTGTCTGATTACTTTGTTTCTAAACTTGCTATTGTGTATGTAATCTAGTTCTAACAAATACCTCTGAGCTGAAGCAACCGCGGTATAGTCTGGTTTAAAATCATAATCGATTTTAATAGCTAAGCATTGTGCATTAGCAATATACTCTCCACCAGCTGCTTCTCTTAACTCGGTAGTTGTTTTTTTAAATATAACCGGACCAATAAAGTTGTTAATATTCCATGTATCAATGTTGTTTTCTGGTAACGTACCTGTAAAACCGATACGTCTTAATGTCGGTACCTTGTCAAGTAGTTTACAAACCTTATTACCTCTACGTAGTTTATGGCACTCATCTACAACTAGTAAGCCTACTTTACTAAACCAGCTAATATCTGAGTTTTTACTCTGTAATATACCCATATTAGCAATAATAACCCGTGCATTAGGGTCTAGCTCGGTATTACCTGTCCATTTACTCACTATTTCCATAGGAAAATTGTAAGAAGTAAAGTCTTTATGAGTTTGTGACACTAACCCTAAATCTGGAACAACTATTAGTATCTTTTCAGTAGGTTCAATTTGATGTAATGCAGCATATACTAAATTAGCTATAATTATTGTCTTACCACCACCGGTCGCTAGTTCCACTACCCCGTAACCATTGTCTAACGCTTTACTAACTGCTGTTTCTTGATAATCTCTAAGCTTAAATTCACTATTTAAAGTTTTAAATCTATCAGGATCCAGTATATGAGTCTTTTGTACAATGTCTTTATACTCCTGATTAACCTTAATTTCAAAAGGTATATTCTGATTGTTTAAAAACTCTATAATACCTGGTACTAACCCGACCCCACAGTACCCGGCTGGGGTAATAGCATAAATGCGTTGAGGCATGAACCGTTGAAAGCGATTAAAACGAGCAGCTGGACTCTTAACACTAAAGTGCTCTTTAATATTAGGAAGGTAATCTGAAACGATTCTTACTTCCTTACGCTTCGGGTCATATTGGAACTCAACTACCATTATGTTGTTTCAAGTTTTTGTAGGTCTATTACGTTTTTGTAGTCGTACGTTAACGAACCGGTTAGTTTTTCTATTTTTTCAAGATACTCTAAGATTACTTTTACTTGATCAATACAAGCATTAATTGATGTGACTTCATCGTCGTTGTATACAATTTCGTCCTTAGCTACTTTAGATAGAGCAACAGGAGAGTTGACTATCTTTGCTTTTATCTTTTGTTTCTTAGTATGTTCTAGCTTTAAAAGCGTACTTTTGTATTGAGTGGTTCTTGCAACCCATTTATGTTTAGTGGTAGGTGCAAGCATGGCTTTTTCCTTGATAGTGAGTTCATCCATTTTAATATCACTAACAAGTTCAGCCTGAAAGTTACTAATAATTTTATCTACATCTAGTAAGTCCATAAGTCTTACTAAGTATATAGTATAAATTTAATAAATCTACGTGAAAAACTTTAATATTTTGTATACTAAGCTTTTAGAAGACATGACAACTGGTAGCACTTTTGGTGCAGGTCAAGCTCATGCCCCTGTAACTGGACAATCAAGCGATTTTTACGCCCCAGGAGATGCAAGAAACATATGGGGTAGTGCTAACAGTAAGAAACCTAAGAAAAATAAAAAGAAAAAGATGAATGGCGAGGCTCAGCCGTTGCTTCCGTTACAACGTAGAACATTTCCAAAAGGGATGTAAGTAGGGTGCATGGACTTAGGTCACTGGACAACAAATGAAGCTTTCAACAACAATATTTTGCCTTACGGTTTTATTTATCGTATTACAAACATGGTCAGTGGTAAGGTCTATTTCGGTAAAAAGCAGATTAAAAGCGTTAAAAAGCTTAAACCTCTCAAAGGAAGAAAAAACAAAAGACATTTCGACATAGAAACAGATTGGAAGACATACACGTCATCTTCTAATGATGTCAACAAAGATATTGAAACGCTCGGTAAAGATAAGTTTGCGTTTGAAATATTAAAGTTTTGCGATAGTAAGTTTGAACTGGCATATTATGAAGCTAAAATACAGTTTGATCACGATGTATTGCTTAAAGAAGGTTATTACAACGGCATTATAAACTGTCGCATTGGAAGAGCTCCAGACGCTTTGTTAAAAAAGCTTGCATTAGAGAGTAAAAACAGTACAATAACTAATAATGCAGCTCAAAGAACTCAAATACAATCTTTATCTAGCTGATTTCAATCAGATTGAATCAGAAGCTCAAACATTGTTTAAAGCTGAATTATTAAAATATAATATTATAACGTATGATAGTTTACCCAAACAAGACTATCTTAAACTTGTACACTATTTTACGTTATCTACATTATTAAAAGAATATTCCAAACTAGAGCATAAGAAGAACACTATATTTTGGATAAATAAAAATACTTGCAATACGGATATTTTAAACTTTACGAAAGAAGTTAGGAAGTGTTTCCCAATACTACTTTATATTACCGATAAACCATATAATACTGCATTAGTAGACAAAAATACTGCGGAATACACAGAAGTAACTACCGAGCTCAAGGAGTTTCGCTATTCCATCGATTATAGCAAGTATAGTTTTAATAAAATTAAACGGTTTTGCACAAAATTCGGGCTGGAAGCACTAACAGCCACATTTAAGCCATGAGCGGATTTCTCACTATATATTAAATATATAGTGAGCGCAGCGAACTGTGTAAAAGGTCTGCAAGACGAGACGAAGGAGCTCTGCTCCTGAGTCCACAAACATTAACATATAATTTCTATTGTATGTGGTATACTCCTTAAACCGACGACACTTTATATTACTTTATTGCCAAATAAAATCAAGTGCAAATATGCAAAAAAGTCGTAAATATATTGAAATGAAGCCAAAAAGTAAGTTTTTAACATTATTAAATCAGATCTCTGAAGATGTAAACCCTCAAGATCTTGCTCAAGGTGTTGCACAAGGGGTAAGCGGTATTAATACAGCTAAGACCAACTATGACACGCAACTTTACGGAGCATTAATGGCGCACCCTGATGGTCCTGACGCTTTAAAAGATCCTACTAAGCTTCAAACTTTACTGCAGAAGATTGCACAAGCTGGCACAGCTGCTGGTGGTGTAAGTGGTACTTCTGGTGTTAGTGTTCCTTCAGGCGTAACACCTGCTACATAATATGAAAAAATTTGATAAAATAGCAGAGGGTATATTTCGTAAACTTTTAGAAGCAGATGTAGCACCTGCACCTGCTACAGCTCAACCTCAAGCACCTGCTGCTGGGTTACCTCAAGACGGTGGTCCTGTTCAAGCTGCACCAGGCAACGACACTGCTGCAGATCGTTCTCCTACTGAAATTAAGAACTGGGAAACCGAATTATTAGATATAGCTAAAGATGCTATTATGAATGTTCGTAATAACCCAAACTCGGTAGATGAAAACGATGTTAAAGTATTAACCATGCCTGTCACCATGGAAAATAAAGATAAACCAGGTGGTATTATGGACGTACTTAACAAACTAGCGGGTAAAGCTTAATTTAAGTATCTGTTAGCAAAAGCTTGGTTACGGCCTGTTAGTTCTTTGCCATTGACATGGCGTATGTACTGTGCTTTTACTTCATTATCATTACCTGTTACAACCCCGTCTAGAAACTTTGGGAACTTTGCTAACACACCGTTAAAAGCGAAATCAGTTAACATCTCTTTTTTAGTATTATCAAGACGCTCCCAAGCACCTTGACCGAATCTGAAATTAGTAATCTGTTTCGCTCTGTCTGCTGCAGCTGTAATATCTTTCTTTAGTAGTTCTGTTGCTTGAGCATCGGTTATACCACGTGAATAGTTATCTCCTGGGTGAAGTTTATGACCATATGCAATAGTATCTGTACCACCCTCTACACTTTTATGAGGATGCCACATACCGTGTTTAAAACCTGCTTTAACTCCGTTCTCTACGCTTTTAATGTAGTTGATAAAATCTGGAGTTAGTTGAAACTGACTATTGTGATACTGCTGGTAAGATACCATAGCAGGTGGTTGTTGCACGTTAAAACGGATTGGTGGGGGAGGGGGTAAATCCACAGCTTCTTTAATATTTATAATATTTTTACGTGCAGCCATATTATTATTTACAAAGATGGTAAATATTTGCGTGGTATTAAAATACAAAAACAAATGTTATAACAGCGATGATGTTCCATTATTTTTGTATTTTAAATCTGTTAAAAACAAAGAAGAGTTTATCGATTTGTTAGCAAATTACGATATTGTCAATGAATATGTGTTAGTTAACTGTGTAGATATAGCTTTAGCTGGTAATACTGTAGTAAAAGGTAAAAGAGCAAAACTTTATATTAATATACCAAGTAAGGAAGAAAAAAGAGAAATACAAAGATATTTGTTTGATTCAAACGATGAAAGTAATGCGGTTATTTCAACCCCACCAGATATAAAACCATCAATCCTGGAAAAGTGGATTGGCAAGCACACAAAAGATTTAATTTAGCTTGAGTTTTTTATTTTATACCATACTATAAGGTATGGGTAAATTTACATCAACTAAAGTCATACCGCTAGGTAGCGCAGCCTTTCGTCAACCCTACGCGAAAAGTCACTGCAAACTTGTTCATGGGTATCGTTTATCAGCTAAGTTCTGGTTTACATGCGAGCATCTCGATAATAATAATTGGGTAGTAGATTTCGGTTCTCTTAAAGACCTTAAAATACGCCTCGAAGAGCTCTTCGATCATAAAACCGTTGTATGGGCTAAAGATCCTGAAATCGATACGTTTAAAGACTTAGAGAAGCGTAGAATGATTGATCTAGTAGTACTTGAAGATGGTGTTGGTATTGAGCGTTTTGCTGAATTGTGTCACAACTTAGCTAATGAGTACGTTGATGACCTTACTGATGGTCGTTGCTGGTGTACTCGAGTAGAAGTCTGGGAACATGAAGGTAATAGTGCAATTTACGAAGTTTAATATATAATAGTTTTATGTCTAATATTGATCCTAATACAACTTTATTCATTTCAGATGATTTTGTGTTCTACACATTAGAAGGCGAAGGCCGTTATATCGGTTACCCTTCAGTGTTTATGAGAATGGCTATGTGTAACTTAACCTGTATTGGTTTTAAGAGCGAAGACTCACCAAACGGTTGTGATAGTTATGTTAGCTGGTCTAAGAAGAATAAAATGACGTTTGAGGAAGTGGCTCAGTTGTTTGAGAAGAATGACTACCACGAGCGTCTAAAAGAAGGTGCATTACTTAAGTTAACTGGTGGAGAGCCTTTTATTCAGCAGAAGAACTTATTACTATTTGTTAAGTTTATTAGAGATCGTTGGGGTTTTGCTAACTATAGCAGAACTCTTACTACTGATGATATTGGTAAACCTAGATTGCATATCGACTTTGAAACTAACGGTACCATTATGCCGGGTGAAGAATGGTCTCGTCTAGGTGTACACGTAACATACACTACTTCACCTAAACTATCTAGTAACGGAGATCCTGCTGATAAACGTTATAAACCAGAAGTATTACGTTATTTGGCTATACATGATGCTTGTTTTAAGTTTGTAGCTAAACAAGAGTCAGACCTGAATGAAGTATTAGAAAACTATCTTAATAACCCTGAAGTAGCTGTACGTTCAGATCAAGTATGGATTATGCCTTGCTGTGGTAGCCGTAAAGAACTACTAGAAGTTGGGCCTGCTGTGGCTGAACTATGTAAGAAATATAATTTTAAGTTCTCGAACAGAATGCACTTGCAAGTTTGGGACAAAGCCCTTAAAGTATAATATATGAACGATATTCCTGATCCTAAAAAACATAAAAATATTAGCATTATTAAAAGCATTATCCGCATTATTGCGGGTACATGCCTTTGCTTCGGTGCCTTCTGGGTTACTGGTATATTGCTAATCGTAGCAGAAATACTCGGTATTGTTGAAGAAATGGTATAACATATGAAACAAGAAATAAAATTCACATATACGTTAGAGCATACTAATGACTATATTAACGTCGGTACACCTCGTAAAGTTGAAATCACTTTTGATGGTCAAGCAAGCTTAGAAGAACTATCAGAAGAGTTTAATGCTTTTGTTAAAGCTATAGGTTACAACCCGCCCGACAATTGCGTTCTTGATTGGGTAGACGTGGAAACCGGTCAACCACCTGAAGATGATGAGGTTGCCAATATCAGTATAAAGCGTAAATTTAAAAAATGAGTCACTCTAAACTTAGTAAAATAGGCGTTATTGGTACACAATGTGTCGGCAAGTCTACACTTGTTGATGATATGATATTACAGTGGCCTCAGCTTACTCGACCTGAAAAGTCGTACCGCGATCTTATTAAGAGTAAAAAACTTAAGATCAACAAAGAGGGTAATAAAAAATCTCAAGAAACTATACTCAATTTTCTTGTAGATGAAGCGATGGCTAACTACGGTAAGAAGAAAATGATATTTGACCGTACGCCTATTGATAACTTAGTTTATTCTTTATGGCTTTTTGAAAAAGGCTTAGGAGACATTGACGAAGCATTCATTGATAGATGTGTTAAGCAAGTACGTGAAGCGGTTAAGTTTTATTCTGTTATATTCTATATACCTTTAACTAAAGAAAACGACGTACTCCTTCAGACTAAAGAGAATAGAGATATTGATCCTGTTTATCGCGGGGAAATCGCTTTAATACTTGATGGCTTATTTAAGGCTTGGGAAAGTGGTAAGTCTGGGTTCTTTGATGCAGATGATTGTCCGCCTATCATACCTGTATACGGTACACCATTAGAGCGTATCGCAATGATTAATCTTTATATTAACGATAAATGCGAGTTTTTCGGTGAAGAGGATTCCTTAATACAAAAAGATATAGTAGAACAGCAAATGCTTGCTGATCAACTAGGTATTACGGATAAGAAACAGTTCAAATTATAGTAAGTATTATATCCTATGAAATTTGATGATGCTATTAACTATATTGCTGAAAACACTCTCGATTTAGAGATGGCTAAGCCAAAGAACCCTGAAATTGAAGAGCTCGTTAAAAAAGGTATACCTTACTGGAGAGCACGTCAGGACGTGCTAGCACGTCAGACGGTCAATAAGAGTGGGGCTAGTGCAGCACCTCAAGCAGCTCCTACTACTGAACCAGCTGGTATGAAGTATAAAGAGTTACCAGACACACTTAGGACTAAAGATGCAGTAGCAACTTATTTACAACACAACCCGGGTGCTACACCTGAAGAAGTGATGGCTGCTATTGGTTCTCAAAATTCAGAAGAAACACCTCTTAACCTAGATCCAGAAGTTGTTAAAGCAGCAATTGCTGATGTACAAACCGGTGGTGGGGATGAGCAAGAGCCTGATCCAGAAGCTTTACGTAAAGCAGAACTTCAAGCAAAGTACGATAGAGTGCGTCAAGCACTATACAAGATGCATGGTTTCAAAACTAAAGGACGTCCAGGTAGAAAAGTAACTGCTGACGAGCCTGAAGAAGAACCAGGCGAGATTGATTACAATGAACCTAAGATCAATATGCGCGACGAGCCAGTTGACCCTACTGAGCTATAAGATATTTTTCGGTAAGTACAATAAATTTCATACCTTTTTTAGCCGCGTAATCGCTCGCGGCTTTCCATTTGCACTGATTCTTGTGGTACATTAAGTGTTCGTACAAGACAGTGCTTTTTTTCTTTTTGTTTGATTGTACCGGTGGTAAAGTCTGGGAATGTGGTTTCAACTCTATCAAATATTTTTGTACAGTGCCATCTTTCTGCTTGATAGCTGCTATCAAATCTACATAATAGTTATGTACTTTATGGTCAACATCATTATAATAAGGCACTACTATACCTTCACTTGCCCAAGCAGTGACATTAGGGTTTTGATCAAAAAACAAAAAGAAATCTCTTTCTAATGCAGATCTGTATACAGGATTACTTGAACCCATATATTTATTTTTATTTATAGGTGAATAAATTCCCTGAATATACTTGTTATTTTTTGAAACACCCATATACTATATTTACTTTATGATTATTCCTCAAAACTTTATAATACAGACCTTCTTCCAATATGCGAAGAGACCTGTATTTAGAAAGAATACTAACACGTATGCTGGGGAATGTCCATACTGTCATGAAGGTAAGAGTGCGGGTAAAAAACGTAGATTTTACTATATAGCAGAAGATGACCATTTGTTTTGTCATAACTGTAGTGAAAGCAAAAACGGATTAGAGTTTGTAAAAGATATGACTGGTTTATCTGTTAGTGAAATACTAGCAGAGTCTGGTAGTCATGCTGATACAGTTGAAGAGCTTATTAAGAAGTCAGATTTTTATAAGAAAGCTAATCCTAACCCTTTACCCTACGATAGTATTAACTTATTTGACGGTAATCAGGTATCGTTTTATAAAGAGAACCAGGTAGTTAAGGATGCTCTTGAGTTTATTAACAAGAGACGCTTAAACACCGCTATTAATAAGCCTAAATCGCTTTGGATCAGCTTGACTGATATGACCCATAAAAATAGAGTGGTGTTTCCGTTTTATAATACAGAAGGTAAAATTATAACTTATCAATCGAGAGCTTTATACAAAGAAGACGAAGATAAAGCAAAGTACCTATCTAAGGTTAATAGTGATAAGGGAGTGTTTAACTTAGATAAAGTATCTTCTGATATAGAATATATATTCCTACAGGAAGGACCTATTGATGCTATGTTTTTGCGTAATAGTGTAGCATTAGCTGGTATACACCCTACTCAAGAGCAGTTAGAATTGATACGTAAGTCGTACCCTATGCACGAACTAGTTTATGTGCTAGATAATCAGTGGGCAGATAAGACTTCTTACAAAGTAACTAAAGAGCTCTTAGATAAAGGAGAGTCTGTATTTATTTGGCCTAAAGAATGTAGTCAATATAAAGATTTAAACGAACTCTGTACTAAACAAAAACAAGACGAAATACAATATACTAATATTGTACAAAACACGTATAAAGGTATGAGAGGATTAATACAATACTCTCAGATCAAAAGGCCTGCTTAGCGAGTCGTAATCTTGCTAGTAGCGTCGTGAATCTTTTTACTAGAACTTGTAACAACTGTTTTAAATAGTTCTGCTAAGCCACGTAAGTTTTCAGCTAACTTAGTAATACGTTTTTCTTCACGGCGAACAATACCCTTAAAAGGAATAGAGTTGCGCATTTCTAATGCATTAATTTGAGCATTTAAACTATGCTCATCAGCACCATTAATGAATGTTGCCATGTCGTCAAGCTTCTTGATCCACTCACGTGCTTTAGCAACGCCTTCTGTATCAAGCTTGAGAGCTGGGTTTGATGCTCCATCAAAAGCCTTAGGATCGGTTTTTGGGTCCAAGGATTTAGCCCAGCCAGCGTGGTCGTCGCCGCCTGCTTGAGCAGGGGCTGCCGGCGCCGGTGCTGGGGTTGGAGCTGGTTTAGCTTCTTGAAAATTTTCTTCTAATGCCTCTTGAACGTTCTTTGCAAATTGTGCCATGTGACGGGTATGAGGATTCTTACTGTGTACAGCTTTGTTTAACTTTGCAGCAGGAATCTTTTCGCCTTGCGGCACGTGTAAAGCTTTATGTAAACCGCCTTTTTTAACATGTGCGTGTTGAATCCATTTCGGGTCGTTTTCTTTAACAGGAAATTCCTCGCCACCTAACTCAAAAGTATCTTTACCAGCTTCTTTAGCTTTTTGATCTTTAAAATGTAAAACCCCGGCACCTTCTTTGTCTAAGACTTTACCTTTTTCCTTGACTGGAAATGTTTCATCGCCTAACTTAAATGAGTCTTTACCAGCTTTTTTAGCCTCTACATCCTTTAAATGCATAATACCAGCGTTACTCTCTTTGCCCAAGGATTCATTAAAAGCGGTTATAAACTGATTCTTCATATACATTATTTACTACTTTTCTATTGAATTTCTATTGATCTATATTATTATAACCATATGTCAAAAGCATTAGTCATATTATCAGGTGGAATGGACAGCTCTATATTACTTCACTATGTAACTAAGAAGCTTAATTACGATGAAGTATATGCTATTACGTTTAACTACGGGCAACGGATTATTCGAGAAATCGACTGTGCAAAGTATCAGGTAGATGCTTGCAAAGTTAAAGAACATAAGATAGTAGATATGGATTTCTTTAGAAGTATATCCACTATGTCTGCTTTAACCAATACCAATCTAAATATTCCAAAAGCTAAAGATGATATTGGTAATGCACAGCCTTTAAGCTATGTTCCTTTTAGAAATTTACTTCTACTTACAACGGCTGCTGGTTGGGCTGAATCTATTGGGGCTTCAGACCTGTTTTACGGTGCAGTACAAACTGACGACTTCTCGGGTTACTGGGACTGCACGTCGTTATTCCTTAATAAGGTTAACGAACTATACAGTCTTAACCGTAAAAACGTTATTAAAGTTAATGCACCTTTTATGCAGTTCTCTAAAGAAGAGGTTGTCACAACAGGTATTGAACTAGGTATTAACTTTAAGCAAACCCATACATGTTACGAGGGTAAAGAAGTAGCATGCGGAGAGTGTGTATCATGTTCAGCAAGATTAAAAGCTTTTATAGATAATAAAATAATAGACCCAATACCTTATGCAAAAGAAGTACCTTGGTCTAAATACGATTGTAAACCTTATACTAAATCAACATATGTGCGGAATAGCGGGCAGTAAATACAGAACACAAGCGTTTGAGCATTACAAAGATAATCTCAATAGAGGTTATTATAGCTCTGGTGCGTTAGTAATAGACACTAACGGTCAGTATACTACTAAAAAAATATTAGGCACGTTTAAGGAACCTATAGACTGTTTTAATTCACCAGGTATACACACACGCGGTCAATATTTTTTGTACCATTCTCGCGGACCCACTGTTGAAACAAGAGAGTTTGAGACAGAAAACAATCATCCGTTTTTTTACGGTGATTGGGTAGTTGCACATAACGGTATTATTAGCAATTTTGAGAGTTTATGTAGAGAGTACTTTCCAGACGAAGATTTTACCGGCAGAACCGATAGCTGTATTATTCCTCGTATGCTAGAAATTAAACCGCAAGTATCAGATGCTATTGAAGCACTTAAAGGTACGTATGCAATCTGGGCTTTTAATACAAAATATAAAAAGACTTGGTTAGCTAAGAGTGGTAGTACTTTATTTGCAAATACTAAAACAGGGGATTTTTCATCTACAGAATTTGACGAAAGTACACCTTTAAATGAAGGTATTATATATGCTGTACAGGATTATAATAGTATAGTGCCGGCTGGAAGATTTAAGCACAAATCTCCATACTTCATATTCTAAATATATGCATGCCCTCACGCAAAGCACCCGAAAGAAATACCGCTATAGACTATATCAATAGGGATATAGTTAACGTTAAAGAAGATCTAGCCAATATAAGCAAGATTGTTCGAGACGGTAATGGTCACCCGAGTTTAATGCAACAAGTTGCAACACTTAACAATGACTTGACGCATTTAAGAACAGAAATGGATAGTCGTTTTAATGAAACTCGAGACCTAATGGAAGTATACCATAACGAAATGTACTCCGCTATTAATAAGTGTGATGCAAAACACCAAAAACAGCAAGGCTTACATTGGCATATGCAAACAGCTATTTGGGTTGCTTTAATAAGCAGTGTAACTGATTTATTAATTCATTTTTTCGGGAAATAGTAGTAGATTTATTTTTATAAACCTTTATAATGTAAGCACTATATGAAAGGCTTACAGTTAAATACAGAAGAGAAACAACTACTTGTAGAATCACTACTGTTTACGGCTAGTTGTGATGTGTGTTCAGATCACACCGCAGCACATCGTAAGCGTATACTCGATCTTGCAGAAAAAATAAATGACAAGAATATAAAGCTGCATAATATTTTTATCTATAAAACTGGTATTAGTGATGACGTAACACTAGACGAGATTGCTAAGAAGTTTCCTAACGTTCCTCGCGAAACTATCATACAAGACTAATGAACGTTTATATTGGTTTTTGTTCTACTGCTACCTCCTACTCTAATCTCAAGGAGAGAAGTAAATTCACTATCGTTAATAGTGAAGGCTTAGAAAATGTTAAAATCGCAAATGGGGCTTTTAATAATAAGACTGCTATTGCTAAGGTTTATAACTCTTTTATTAACTCCCTTAAAGACGAAGACTGTATATTAGTACTAGCACATGATGATGTTGTTATTACTGATGAAAAATGGATAGAAAAACTAAAACAAGCCTTAAAACAATATGACGTGGTGGGTTTAGCAGGCGGGGTTAACCCTAAAATACAAGCACCTGCATTGTGGCACTTAATGTGTGCTAAGGAAGACTTAAAAGGCGGTGTTAACCATGTAGATATGGGTAAAAACAGTGTATTTAACACCACATTTGGTAAAAATGGTAGAGTGGCTCTTTTAGATGGTTTGTTCTTAGCATTTAACCCTAAAAAAATATCTGAAGTTGGTGTTAACTTTGATGAAACATGTCCATCTAAATTCCACTTCTACGACCTAGACTTTAGTTTACAATGTAATAAAGCTAAACTTAAACTTGGTACCACTAACATTGGTGTTACACATGCTTCCCCAGGTCTACAAAACTATTCAGACGAATTTAGACTTGGACAAGACTGGTTTATTAACAAAGCAAGAACTGGACAATATTAATTTTTATAATACAATACTACTATGATTATCAAAGACCAAACTATCTATAACGGCGATTTTATTCACAAGCGTTTTGCTTACAAGTATTTTAGAGATAAGACTCTAGCTGTGGGTAATATTGTTAGCTATGTTGCACCCGTAGAAGTTACATTAAATCTTATCGATTTAGAAGATTCTTTAGAAAAAGACTATATCTATAGTGAATCTATGATTAACTTCTGTTGGGAAATACCTAACTTAGATCCATTCGGTGCAGTTTGTTTTCAGCGTTTGTTTAATACAGCAATTGCTAATACTTTACATACGTATATTAAGAAGCCTATCGAAATGAAGGGCGACGACTTGATTGTTCACGGGGAATTTACACAAGGCGGTGTAGTACAACAAAAAGGTAAAGCTTCGGTTAGTATTACGTACTCTAAAGACAACGTAGCTATTGGGCATACCGGTATTAATATTACTGCTGGTAAACAAGCACCTGCTTTTGCGTATAGCACAAACTTAACACCTGAGCAAGCAGAGAAGTTTCAGTTACAAGTGCATCAGCAATTTTACCAGATGGTAGATAACATCTTTGTTGCTACTTCTAAGGTGATTGTTTGATATGTTTACACATTTAAACAACATATTATACAAAAAACATCCTGATAAAGAGCTGACTAGCATTAACGAGGATAAGGAATTTCAACCATTCCTTATCCAGCGTTGGTGTACTATGTATTCTACGTCTATTACGTCATTAGTTAATGATACTACTAATAGATACTGGAAAATCCTTGAGAACAATAAAGATTGGTACGCTGCACTAGACACAGTTATACCGACTTGTAGATTCAAAAAGATTTCATATATTAAAAAGACTAAAAAAGAAGCAGTTAAGAAGTCTAATGAAACATTATTAAAGATTGCAAGTAATCTTGAAATTTCCAGTAGAGAAGTAAGTCAATACATAGAACAGTTTAATTTAAAAATTCCAAATGAAGAAAAATCTAACCTATAAAGTCGAAAAAGATCTAAAAGCTCAAGGCATTAATGCTGAAGACCGGGAAAAAGCTTTGAGAGCTAATGAAGACGTACAAACAGATAATGTCAAAGGTCTTGTACAGCTTGACAATTACATGGGTTCTGATATTAATCTTAGTGATTGGAAACTTGAATCACTTTTAGATGATATCATGATGTGTCAATTTGCAGATTGTAATGAAGATAACACTCAAATTATGAGAGACGGTATTTTTGTACCGGTTAACATGGTTCAATCTGCTTGGCGTGTAGCTAAAGTTATTATTGCAGGACCGCGTTGTAAGACTAAGGTTGGAGAACACGTAATATTTCCAAGTAACTTCGGTATTAAATGCGCAAAGATGAATGGATTAAAAAACATTGTATTTCTTAATGAAGAACGCATCTTTGGCCGTGCAACCCCTGCTAAGTAATATGTATGTCTCCAGGAGCACTAGAACAAATTTTAAACGGCCATGCGGTCGAATTAAGATTTGATAGACGGAGACCTTTACCTGGTAATACAGTAAGAAGAATGCTTGCGACTAACGATACAAACCTACTTAATAGTATGCCAGGTCGTATGGCATTGAACTTTCATGGTGCGCCTGGAAGATTAAAGTTTAGCCCTGAACAAAGAGGTTTAGTTATGACTTGGGACATCCTTATGCAGGATTTTAGGTTAATCCCTGCAGAAAACGTTCAAGTAGTAAGAGCAATAAAGACTACACCACCAGACGAATTTTGGGATTTTTTTAATAGAGTACTATCTAAAATGTCAGAGGGACAAAAAGTCTCATTCATGCACACATGACCGATAAAATTGATACATTATTAAAGCCATTATTGCAAAGAGATGTTGTTTTTAGTTTTAAACAAAAAAACTACAAAAGCGGCAAGCTACTGCTATACAAGCTTTCCGGGAATTACCTATCTTTTATTCTAGTTAACGAAAAGAAAAGAGAAACATTCGAAATACCGTTTCCTTATTCAGCATATTTTGAAAAAAACAAGGTATACTTTGATTACAAGCTTGAAACACTTGCTGAAAACGACTTTGACTTATTAATAACATTAAAAGGTGTTAATAAGATTAAAAATAGTCGGTTTTATGATAGCGTTATGACCATTTCGTCCTTGTAATTTTTATATTTTACTGTATACTCTATCTTTTAATTAATGAAGATAGAAAAACCAATACTCAGCTATTTTCCTGCTCCGCACACGCCTAGAGAGCACCAAATTCAAGGCTTGCAACAGATAGAAGAAGCTATAAACTCTGGTACGAAGTTTATTATAGTACAAGCACCTACCGGTTCTGGTAAATCTTTCTTCAGCAAGACCCTTTCTAATACTACTAATAGTGCAGATTCTGAATATGAAAAACTAGTCAATAACTATCAAGCGTTTGATAAAGATTTTCCACCAGTTTTTAATAGATTCCCTAATCACGGGTTATTTGCTTTAACCACCACCAAAGCTTTACAGGATCAGTATGGAGAGTTGTTCGAAGATAGTACCATATTTAAAGGCAAATCTAACTATCAATGTGAAGTTGATGATAGTTTTGCTGTCGATCAGGCGCCTTGTGTGATTTCGCCTAATCAAAAGAAAAAATGCTGGAACGATTGTACTTGTCCGTACTATGAAATGCGTAATGAAGCATTAATTGATAGGTTTACTGTTCTTAACTACGCTTCTTTCTTTAATTTACCTGATCATGTAAAAAGACGTCAGATTATTGTATGTGACGAGGCGTCAGAAGTAGAAGATGAAATAGTTAAAAACTTTTCAGTAGTAGTAAACTATAAATCTTTAACGTATCTTGATGTAAAGGCAGAAAAATTAACTAGCGAGTCACAGCCGAAAGTGCTCGGGTGGTTATTAGATGTACAGAGTGCTATAGAAGATACTATTGATAGCTTTAATGAACGTTCTCGTTTTGAAAAAAACAAAATTGAACTATCAAAACAAAGACAACGTAAAGATCTTTGTGATGCTATTAAGCACACAATCAATCATTGGGACGATGCACAGTATATTGTCGAAAAAGACGCTGAAAAGGTAGTGGTTACCCCGTTAAAAATCGATCGGTTAACACACTGCTTGTTTGATTTTGCAGAAGTAGTTGTATTAATGAGTGCAACTATCGTAGACCGCGATATTTTTGCGAGGAATTTAGGTATCACTGACTACAAATATATAGAAGTACCCTCGACTTTTGACCCTAAAAAGAGCCCTATCATATTAGGGGATAAACTTCCATTAAATCATGCATTAATGGATAAAAACCTACCAGGGGTATTAGCAGAAGCTGTAAACATTGCTAACTATCACAAAGATGAAAAGGGTATTATACATACTCACACGTTTAAAATTACACAAGAACTACAAAGAAAGCTAAATGGCAGAAGATTTTTGTATAGAGAAGAGGGAACCACTAATGAAAACATTATAAAAGAGCATAGTATGCGTACAGACCCTACGGTCATAGTAAGTCCTTCATTGACTATGGGGTTAGATCTTAAGGGAGACCTCGGAAAATGGCAAATTATTATAAAGTTACCATACCTTCCGCTAGGAAATAAGCGTATTAAGATGTTATCTGAAAAAGATAAGGATTGGTATCGTATGAAAATGCTTATTACTTTAATCCAAGCTGCTGGAAGATGTACGAGAACTAAAGACGATGAGAGTTGCACCTATATTTTAGACGGATTAGCTAGTAAAATCATAAATGACTGTAGAGACAAATTACCGAAGCACTTTCTAGACAGAATATATAGAAGTGCGTAAGTATATTTTGTGCAACAATATAATTATCATTGGGAGATCAAGGATTTATTAACGCAATTCTTGCAGGCTTTCGATGGCGCTGTAGTAAAACGTTTTGATAATCAAAGAAACCCTGGGGCTTCGGTAGCAGTTCGTTATGTTTACTCTGCAAAACAGAGAGTATTACACGATTTAGTAGACAAAGCGCAGACATTAACACTTCCTGTTGTAGCTTTTAGTATAGCTTCAATATCTCGTGATGTTAATAGAGTATTTAATAAACTTGGTGGTTCTTATTATAACTCAAGTTCTACTGATGTATCCAGTATTCATACATTACAACCAGTACCGGTTAACATTGCTGTTAACATTAATATTGTAACTCGGTTTCAAACCGATATGGATCAAATTCTTAGTAATTTTGTTCCTTGGAGCGACCCTTATTTTATAATTTCAACTACTAATGACTCTTTACCGAATCAAGAAATAAGAACAGAAGTATTGTGGGATGGGGCTTTAAAGATGGGCTACCCAATGGACTTAACTGATTTACAACGTACAAGAGTCACTTGTGACACTGTTTTTACTATTAAAGGATGGTTGTTTAAGTCCACTCAAAGCCCTGTTGGTAGAATATTTAAGATTGATAGCAACTTTTACGCAGTTTCTGCTATACCTCAAGATGAATCTGCATATGGTTCAATATATAACATATTAAATGAACTAAACGGTACACCTTATAATGAGACTGTTACAGTTTCTGCACGCCCTGTAACAAGATACACAGATAGGTGGATTACACCTACAAGTCTTTCCGGTACTTGTACTCTACTAGGAGATTCTTATAACCATACAAACGGTGTTTATTTAAGTGCTTCTGTACCTGGTATGTTTGGGTATAACAATAATGTTACTCTTTCCGCATTTTCCGGTATACCTTCCCTGTCTGCATATTATCCTGATATCCAGAACGTGGTACCTGTACTAAATTACTGGATTGTTAACAATAATAAAATGGTTGTTAACTATCAAGCCCCTGCAGATGCTGCAGACGGGGGATATTTTGATATTATTGTAACTAACCCAGCCGGATATTCTATTTTATCTAAAGATTCGTATCAACCTGGAATGCCGGTACAACAACCCTACGCTTTAAGCGGTATTAAAGTTATAACTGTTAACCCGGTAGATATTAACTGGATGAACGCAACATTTACATGGGATGGTAACACATATACTTGGCTAACAGTGTAAACATCTATGTGTTTATACTAAATAATAAAGACCTATCATGGCCCAGATTACCACCATACAGCCTCTAGATTTTCTTAAGAACAGTCGTTCTATAATAAATCAAAATTTTGTTAACTTAAATAATGGGCTTTCTGCTTTAAGTTTATCTTTATCGGCTTTAAGCGCTAACGGTACAGGCACGTCTTATCCTACTCGTAACTTAGAGGTAAACAACTACGGAATGACCCAGTATGGCTTAAATGACAAAATTACCCTAGGAGCGGCTAATGTAGTAATACAAACCTTAAGTCCGTTATTAAACGGAGATATTGTTGTTAACGCTAATAATGGTATTATTAAACATGTTAGTGAAGGACCTGGTACTCAATTGGTAGATAACTGCCACGACACAGAATATGGTGGCAGTTGGTTAGAGTTTTATAGAACCAACACTTTAAGTGGTTTAAATATTTTAAACGGTACTGCTTATAATATAAGAAACTTACCGTATTTAGAGTCAGTCGGTCCATTATCTTCAACAACAGTACCAATGGACGCACTTGTTTTCGGTGGTACAGATAATGATACAAGCTTATATTTTTCTTCTAGTTTTGGCAACCCGTACACTGTTCCAGGCATATATGTACCATCAGTAAATAATGCTGCGCTAGGTCGCAAGCTTGAACTAAATGGGCCCGGAGTGGTTGCACAAGAACTTACTATCGGTGGCCAGTTAAGATTTAATCCTGACAACTTTGACGGTTTTTATACAAGTACTAATAGTAACCTTCACATAAAGACGGACTTAAATCATGCGTTATTAAGTGCTGATAGCGCTAGTGGTATTAATATAGTAGCAGATGTTATTAACATTAGCACCGCTCACACATTAAAAAATGGTAATATTGTTATCTCTGCCAATAATGGTATTATACAGCATTATAGTTGGGGGCCTGGTACACAACTAATAGACGATTTACACGATACCCAATATGGTGGTACATGGTTAGAGTTTTATAGAGTAAACAGTACAGGCAGTGTTAATATATTAAACGGTACTGCTTATAATATAAGAAACTTACCGTATTTAAACACCACTGGGCCACTATCTTCGATCACATCTCCAATAGATGCGTTGGTTTTCGGGGGTACAGATAATAATACAAGTTTGTATTTTTCTTCTAGTTTTGGAGATCCATACACTGTTCCGGGTATATACATACCATCAGTAAATAATGCTTCCCAAGGACGTAAGCTTGAACTGAACGGGCCCGGCGTGGTAATGCAAGAACTTACAGTTGGGGGCCAGTTAAGATTTAACCCTGACAACTTTGACGGTTTTTATACAAGTACTAATAGTAACTTTTATATTAAAACAGATTCAATTAATACAACTTTAAGTGCAGATAGCGCTAGTGGTATTAATGTTTATGGAGATGTTATTAATATTACTACAACCAACCCGCTTAAAAACGGTAATATTACATTAAACCCGAACAATGGTTTTGTTATTGTTGACACAGAAGGACCCGGTCTACAAATTAAAGATAACTGTCATAACACCTTGTATGGTGGTACTTGGGTAGAATTTTATAGAACAAATGCTAACAATCCTGTTTTTAACGGAACCGCATATACAATAAGAGATTTACCTAATTTCCCTGTTCAAAATAATGCTAATGATACTTTAGCATTGGCAGGCATGACACATGATACTAGTATATTAATAGCCGGTTATTTAGATTATAATAGATACAACCCTGGTATTTATATTCCTTCTTATAATAATAGCTCGTTAAGTAGTGCTAGAGTTGAAATTACAGGACATGGTGGTTTAATAGCAAACTCTCTTTTAGTAGGTGGTCAAACGCTATATGGGGATATATACACAACCCCAAACTCTTCTATCAACTTTTTTATTGGCTGTCAGCATTCAACAAGTAGTTCAATATTAAGCGCTGAACAAAATGCAGTACTTTACGCTAACGATATTACAATAAGTACAGTTAACCCGCTATTAAATGGTAATATTACATTAGCTTCAAACAACGGTTATGTTATCGTTGATAGTGGTGGTCCAGGTTTACAGATTAAAGACAACCTTCGTGGAAATACTAACGGTGGAAGTTGGATAGAATTTTATAGAACTAATGCAGCTTCCGGAATATTTGAAGGCACCGCGTACGCAATAAAAGACATTTCAAGCTTTACAACGTTGGGTATTGACACGTTAGGTATAATGGGTACTAATAGTGATGCTAATATATACCTAGCCGCTAATACAGATTATCATGACGATACACCTGCTATTTTAATAACCTCTACTAATAATGCTGCATCGAGTGGTACTGGTGTTTCAGTTTTAGGTACTAACGGTTTGTTTGCCCGGGCTTTAACAGTTGGCAATACCCCTTATATTGGTACTACAGCTCCTTCAGCTAATACTAACTTTGAAATTTCGTATAACGATTTTACACATACAGTTTACTTAAGTGCTCTAGAAGCTACTACTACTCTACAAATCGGTTCAGTAAGTACAATTAATTTTGCTGACAACTCTACACAAACAACAGCGTATACAGGGGCATATACACCCGCTGTACCTTCAAACTGGAATGGAGCTGCCCCTACAACAATACAAGGCGCGTTAGATAGAATAGCTGCTGCTATTAAAGCCTTGAACGGAGTAGGACCATAATTTATGTATTGGAATAGAAACTTATTTCCTGGTTTATCGGGTGGTGGTAGTGGTGGTCCTACAGACCAACTTATAAACGGTTCAAATACAGTTACATTATCTACAGATGGTAATCTGTACTTTAATAACGGTACTGCGATAGCTTTTAGCGATAAATCAGCAATAAGTTCAGGAGAAATTATTGCACCACCAGGTGGTTCAGCAGGTATATATAGTAATAGCTTTAATCAAATAGTTTTTGCTCAAGACGACGGTGCCTGGATACAAACTAGTGTAGATAACGGTGGATCCCTGTTTAATAATTGGAATTTTGATTTAAGTGGCCGGTTAATATTACCTTCAGCTGCAATAGACCCGCAATCTCAAGCTGGTACTAGTATAGGGTTAAGCGGTACAATAGTATTTCCAGACGGTTCAATACAAACTACAGCTTACATTAGTGGTAGTAGTGGCGGTGGTACAGGCAACATATCATTTAGTGCTTCTACTTTAACAGGACCAGGTTACAGTGTTGACGGTGGTCGTATCAACATACAGCCTACTGTTGATTCACCTAATACATTAGCTCTTTACCCTACGGTAGATAACGACATACATATATTTGAAAATAGTGCTCTACAAGGTGGTGTTACATTAGGTAACTATGGTAAGAGCTATGTTAGTGTGTGGGGTAACGGTGGAACAAACCCAACAGTAGATAATATTGCTATAGGTACAGTTAACGCTGGTGTTATTACATTAGCTACAAACACACCAGGGGCAGGTTCAAGTGGTGGTAGTAGCAAGACTTGGACATATGGTACTGATGGTGTATTAACAACTCCAGATAATAGCTCTATTAAATCTAATAGTGGCAGTTTAGGGTTACTTAACAGCGATGGCAATAGTTATATCGACATTCAGGCAGGTGGAATCTACTTATACACTGACTATGAGAACAATGAGTACGAATGGCACTTTGGCACAGATGGTAGTTTAACATTACCTGGTATTATAACATTACCAAGTGGTCAAGGACAAATCGGAGTTAATAGTAATGCTGGCTTAGATATTATTAATAACACCTCTTCCTACGGCTATGTAACATTAAACTACAACAATCAGTCTTATGTTACAGCTAATTCAACCGGGGTACAAATTACTACTGTCAATAGTCCAGCAATTACTTGGACATATAGTAGTACTAACGGTGGTACGTTTACCCTACCTACAGGTGGAACTATTACAGAAGGTACAAGCCCTGCAGGTATAGGCAATGCTATAACACTTACCCCAGCTGGTGGTAGTGATCCTAACCAACAGTTATTACTATACCCAACAGTAGCAGAAGGTAATCATTTACATTTAACTACTGGAGCATTAAGTGCAACAAGTCTATTTTTAGGTAATGATTCTCAATACGCAAGAACTCGCGCCGATGGTGCTATGGTTATTGGTACAGGAGATTCATATCCTGATGTGGCTGGGTACGGCTCGCGGTGGACATTTGATACAAGCGGTGCATTAACCTTACCTAACAGTACTTTAAGTGGTACGTTAGTATTTCCTGATGGTTCAATACAGACAACAGCTTACACAGGTGGCGGTGGTGGTTCAGGCGCTTCTGGTTACAGCGGTATTTCAGGCTATTCTGGCGCAGCAGGTGCACAAGGTGCGCAAGGAGCTATCGGTAATAACGGACCAATGGGTGCTTCTGGCTATTCAGGGGCAAATGGAGCCCAGGGTACTCAAGGCGCACAAGGTACCACTGGTGCTCAAGGTGCTGCTGGTACTTCTGGTTATAGCGGTCCTACAGGTCCTGCAGGTAATCCTGCTCCAGTACCTTATTTAAGAGGTAGTAGAAACACCAGACAGGCAATAGCATTAAGCGGTGCTGTAGTGTTTAATACTGCTGACGCCGATCTTGGTCAAGGTTATATCTCGCTCAACACTTCTACCGGTGTTATTACATTATCTGCTGGTTACACATATTCATTAAGAGCTGAGGTACCTGCTGTTTCTGCTAGTGCTGGTGGTGGTCAAGTTGCTTTTGGTTGGGTTAATAATACAACAGGAGCACAAATAGGCAGTGTAAGTCCGATATATGGTTCTACAAGTAATGCTGCGTATTTAGCACTTGGTGGTGTTGCTGCAGCTATTATTACTCCAGGTACAACCACTAATGTATCTTTACAGCTATTAAACAATAGTGCTGGTAACGTGGGTATTAATGGTAATACAGATTTCCCTGTAAATACTAACCCTTGGTTCGAAATACAGGTAGCTGGTCAAGGTGGTATATCTGGTTTTTCTGGTTTTAGTGGCCCAGGCGCCAACCAAACGCTTAATACAACTAGTAATGTAACACATCAAAGTTTGTCTGCCTATTCTGTGTCCTCTGTTAACTTAATTACAACCGGTGATATTAGTGTTGGTGGTAATTTAACAGCAATTGGTGGTATTCGCAAAAGTGCTAGAGTGCTTACTACAACCGCTACATTGACAGTGGCAGATGCTAGCGGATTTATTGAATTTGCTGGTTCAGGGGCATATACTGTCACACTACCAGACCCAACACAGGCTGCTAACTCAGGTATAGGTTATAGATTCTGGCAAAATACCGCACAGAATATTACATTAAGCACACCGGCAGGCAACTTCTATGGACCAAATGGTAATAGCACAAACACAAAAGTTTTGGCACAGGCCACCACACAATATTGGGATGTATGGAGTGATGGTTACAACTGGGCAGTATTTGGAATTAAAACGGTATGACAATCGTTATAATAAACAATAACACAGCATTTATATTCTATTGTTAATTATATCCGGGTCAAATAAAAAATAATAAAAAAAAATATTAGTATTTTATATAATAGTATACAAAACATACTTAAATACTATAAATAATTTGTAACTACTAAAATTTTATGGCATTCTACAACGTATATAACCCAATTGGTGTTTCAGGTCTGGTGGCGTGCTGCTTCTCCTGCCAATGCTTGGGGTCAGAATAACCTACAAATTAGAAAGAGCGGTTCCACACAAACCATAACACAAACAAACCCACTATCGGGTAACGGTTACAGTCAGATTACATCAAAAGTTATATACTTAAACGGCTCCGGAGATTATTTAGATTTTACCGCTTATAGTAATCAATCTGGTGGACAAGGTATACAGTATGGTAGCGGTGTGGGTCTAGGCACATACTTTAGTGTGTTCTTAATAAGTAGATAATATTACTGGCATTTTAGTAAATCCAGTATATAATAACAACCTACAGTGTAAATATTAACAATGGCTCAACCACAGCAAAACTTTTTTCAGAAATCTTTTAACAATTTTGTTAATAAACTGCCATACACTGGTAACTCTACGGTTATAGATAATATTGCTGAGTTAAATCCGAAGTTTGAGACATTTTATAAAATAGGTAGTTCTCAACAAGAAAGAAACCTAAGACAAGCTGTTTCAGTTGTACAAGATCCTAATAATCCTCAAAGTAACCTAAACGGGGTTATCATTGACAAAGGTTATCATGATTATCTTTATGCTTTAATCGATACAGATAAAGCAAAGAGAGTGGCTGATTACCGTGTTATGGCTTCTTATGCAGAAATCAGCCATGCATTAGATGAAATTTGCGATGAAGCTCTAGTTAAAGACGATAAAGGTAAATACGCCCAGTTACATTTAAGCGAAAAACTAGAAGAGAATCAAAAGAAAGAAATTCAAAAGAGCTTTGATTACGTAATGGACCTGTTCAACCTTAATAACAGAGGTTGGGAATACTTTAGAACACTTTTAATCGATGCTGAAGTATTCTTTGAAAACGTAATCAACGAAGAGAATAAAGAAGCTGGTATTATTAGTTTAGTACAAATACCTACAGAGCATATTAATCCTATTTTTGATAATGTTCAGAATATGATCATTAAAGGTTACTTGCTTCGTAAGCCAGTACCTAAAGATGATAAGACGGGCGGTTTTAATGTTAATAACAGAGGTCCTTCTGGTGGTCCAAAGAAAGACGGTATGGAACTTATACCTCTTGAACGCCACCAAGTAACTTATTTCCATTCTCACACTTGGAACGAAAACAAAACGATTCGTTTACCGTATTTAGAAGTAGCCCGCCGTGCATATAAACAACTGAGCTTGATTGAAGATAGTATTGTTGTTTATCGTTTAGTTCGTGCACCAGAGCGTTTAGCATTCTATGTTGATGTTGGTAATATGCCTGCAGCAAAAGCAGAAGCTTATTTAAAACGTCTGATGCAGAACTACTGGTCAAAACGTACATATGATAGTAGCCAAGGTGGTAATGTAAACGTGTATGACCCTCAATCAATGTTAGATAGTTATTGGTTTGCTCGTCGTAACGGTCAAGATGGTACTGATGTTAAAGTGCTTAACGGTGGTCAGAACTTAGGTAAACTAGAAGACTTAAATTACTTTGTTAATAAGCTGTATAAAGCATTACGAGTACCTTCAAGTAGGTTAAACCCAGATACAAAATTTGCTGATGGCGGTGAAATTTTACGTGAAGAGTTAAAGTTTGCTAAGCTTATTATTAGATTACAAACACACTTTGCATCTACTATTAAAGATACATTCGTAACTCACCTTAAGCTTAAAGGCTTATGGGGCGAATATAAGCTAAGAGAAAACGACATAGCAGTCACGCTTAATCCACCTTCACACTTTGCCGCAGTAAGAGATCAACAGTTACTACAGATTAGATGGGATAACTTAAAGAGCGCTACACAAACAGAAAACTTAGTAGCTAAGTCTTATGCTCTTAAGAAGTATCTAGGTTGGAACGATGATGAACTTATCGCTAATAGGGAATGGCAGCGTAAAGATGCTGCTTTACAATTTGAACTAGAAAAGATAGCTACACTCGGTAAGAACTGGGAAGAAGCAATGACCGGTGGTGCACCTGGGCAACCAGGTGTAGGTGGTGGTGGCGCTGCTCCAGGAGCTAATAGCGCTCCAGCATTCGGCCCTGGACCAGGCGGTCCTGAAGCTGGTGCTGAACCAGGTGCAGAAGGTGAACCAGGTGCTCCAGGTGCTGCTCCAGCTCCACGTGGTGCTCCAGCAGCTGCTCCAGGTAGCGCTTTACCAACTTAACCTAAGAAGAACATTGGAGGTTCTTGAACCTCTGAGTGACCACCTTTTAGCTCATCTTCAAGAGCTTTCTTTTCTTCTGTACCTTGTCTCATTAGTTCTTGATACTGTAATGTACCACTACCAAAGAGTTGTGTGTTACCAAATTTACCACGGGTATTAGCAATGGAAATTTTCATTAACGCCTTAGCGTATTCCATTACCCAACGCTCTTTTACTAAGTCTTTAATAGGTCTTTCTAAATATACACCAATACAAGCAAAATAACGGGCATTATTATTCGAAGAAATAGTTGGATCTGGTGTTATACGCAACACTTGTGTACGCGGGTCAAATCTGCAATATTGCTTCATTGCAAACAGTTTTTCGCGAGTCTTTAACCAGTCTTTCAATACATGCCAGGTAATTAAGTCAAATGCTTTACTACCTAAAGAGTAAGCAAAGTGCATTTGTTGTGCTAATGATTGTTCAATAGTAAATAATGTATTAACACCTTCATTTGAACCTTCTTGAAAGTTATAAATGTCTATTACTTTTCTGTAAGAGTTTAAATCGTAATCCCAACCAGATTGAAATGTACTGTCCCAACCAGATAGTTCAGGGGTATAGTTAATAAGAGTGTCTAACTTAATACCCTTACCGCCTGTGTATAGGTTTGAGTCAAATATTAATAGCTCTTCCGTACCCGGTGTAAAACGTGTAAATACCTCAATTGCATATGCAATCATGTCATAAGCTGCTGTACAAGCTAACTCTAAATTAATTAAAGGTGCGCCTAGCTGAAAGAAAATACGTTCAGCTAACAAATCGTAACTTATAATTCTACTATTTAAATTAGTGGAAAGAAATGCAGCAGGTCCAACTGTTGAAACAGTAGTAACAGGGGCTCTATATTCTAAAGCAGAAAATGTATAAGGGCCGCCTGGCTTGGTATTGGGTTGGTCTATTTGTACTTGTATATAGCCGCTATTTTGACCGGTTAAACCTTGCACAATACTATTTGTAACACCATTACCATTTGTAAACCACCCTACCTGTACATCATTAATACTTGGTGTCGGGTTTATAGGAAAAGCAGCACCCGAAGCAGGAAACCCTGTTGTACTGTAAAAAGCTAGAGAGCCACCGCTTACACTATTTACATTAGTATAAGCTGGTGTTGGATAGTATTCATATGCCGCCATACCTATACTTAGGAGGCCATAAGCTTAGGTAGTACTATCTTTACCACTTCTTCCGCACTAAGAAACGCCTCTTCTACAAACAATCTATCCCACCAAAATCCGAATTGATCTGGTCGTAAATACTTGCGATCCTTAAGAATATTAGTATTTTGCTTATATCCGTATATGTTTGGATCTGATTGCCCGAATATTACAAAACCATTACGTGTCTTATAGTATGTAGCAAAATGCTGAAAAAAGTTATCTACTGAAAACCAACCATCACAATCTTTAATAAGATCTAATAACTCTTGTGGTCCTAAATTATGTTTAATAGCAGATACTCCCTTAAGTACAGTCTCTCCTACAACCCCAATTTGAATAACTTCAAGATTTGGTATCTGTTGTTTTAATATTTCAATTACCTGTTCCCAGTAAGGATAGTTTTTTGGGTTTATACCGTTATGACCCTTGCATAGTTTTTCTTTAGGTAGTTTTTGAGAGTACGGACTAATTACGATTTTCATAGATATACCTTTCTCATTGCATCAACTAAATTGCCTTTCCAGTTATTTTCAAACATAAATTTGTATGTATTTTGCTTTTCAGCGTTGACAAACGGTGCAGCATCGGCTAGCGAACAAAAAGTAACATTTTCTTCATTTATGTCCCAAAAACAATCAGCATAGCAACACCCTATTACTATTTTAAAATCTCTATAACGCTTTAATATGTCAGGCAATATCTGTTTAAATGCATAATGATCTCCACGGCCGCTATCTAGATAATAAAACTTATAGCTGTTTGCCGCCACCCCCCACTCGCGCATTTTATTACGGAATACCATTTCATCTGATTGGAGCATTCTATCATCTTTTTCACTACGAATACCGCCAGTTTGGTAATGAAAATGCCAGGTTATTAATCCTAAAACCGCGATCAGTTTCCACCCAGCTTTAAACATTTCATATGTAAAAATAGTTTCTTCTCTATGACCCTTTCTGGATAGACTCATTTCATAACCATGGGTAGCAGCTGTCACTCTATATATAAACGTGCTACCCTGTAAGTGCTCTACTTCCTTGAGGGTAGGCTTACCTGTTGTATAAACCCATTGTTCATTTAAGCCCAAATAAATGTCATCCATTTTGTTAGATGCAAGTTTACTAAACATCGGGCTTTTCGGGTCTACTATAGAAGGACCCACAGCACCTATTTTGTCATCAGAAGTAATAGTATTATAGAGTACCTCAAGATTATTAGGTAGAAGCATATTATCATCATCAATACGCCATATAAAAGCTGTGTCACACGTCTTTCGAGCATTTTCATGATTGGTAACTTGACCGGTTTTAGCTCCAGGTATCCAATACCATTGAATCCCGGCTAATGTAAAGGCGGCTAGTATATTGTTAATAACATCATTAGTACGTGGATCTGCAAATGTGTCATTATCATCAAACACAATAACTTTGCAAGGCTTAACGGTTTGACTCAACAGGGATGATAAAACTAATGGCAAAGTCGTATTAGTTCTACCCCTTGTAGAGATTGTTGCAGTAACGTCCTTTAAAATCATTACTATATTTTATGCTAACCTATTAAAAATACAAGAGATTATATAGTTTTATTGGTATATTAGCATAAGTATACGCAATGGTTTACAAACTCATAACTCAAACCCCTATCTGCGAGGGACTTGATTATCTAATCGAAGAAGGCAACAAAGACAAGCCAGCCAATATTTATGTATCTGGTGTTTATATGGTAGCAGAAGAAAAGAACCGTAATAACCGCATTTACAGCCGTGAAGAAATGGCCCGTGAAGTAGAACGCTACAATGAAGAATTTGTTAGAACAAACAGAGCTTTAGGTGAACTTGAACACCCAAACAGCGCTAATGTTAGCAGCGAAAGAGCATGCCATCTAATTACTGAACTTAGAATGGACGGTAATGTGGTAAAAGGTAAAAGCAAGATACTACGCACCCCACTAGGAGAAATCATGAGATCTCTAGTCATGGATGGTGTTAAGATGGGTATGAGCTCAAGAGCTTTAGGTACAGTAGAGGATAAAGGTGGTACCAACTACGTAACCAACATGAAACTCATTACAGTTGACGCCGTAGCTGATCCTTCTGCTCCTGGTGCATTTGTTAACGGTATTTTAGAATCTAAAAACTTTATTATCAAGCAAGACGGTCGTTACGAAGAAATATACGACGTTTTAGAATCTAAACTTAGCTCCTTGCCTAAAAAGGACGTCGACCTATATCTTAGAGAGCACATCATTCGCTTTATCAACAACCTTAAATAATATGAATCATAAAAATCAAATTGCAAGCTTTATTAAGCACGTAGTTGATAAAAACTACTCAACTGCTAATTCAACGTTACAAGCAGTAATCAATGAGAAACTCAAGCAACGTATCCAAAAAGCGGATTCAGTAATTGCAAACAAAACTGCAAAAAAATCCTGATAATAACACACATTTTACTAAATATATAATACGATATGAGCCAAGACATTTCCACAATTCTTAAAGAGGCAACAAAAGACCTCCTTTCCGAGGAATCGCTAAAAGCAGTTTCTGAAGCTGTTGAAGCAAAGGTTAACCTCGCAGTTGAAGCTGCTCTTGTACAACAAGACGAAGAGTACTCAGCTAAGCTTGAAAAAGTTTTAGAAGCTATTGACGCTGATCATACAGCTAAGCTTGAAAAGATTGTTACTCGTATCGACGACTTACATGCAAAGCAATTTGCTGAAGCTATACAAAAGCTTGACGAAGACCGCGCTACAAAGCTCGCTCACGTTGTAAAGCTCTATGAAAATGCTTCAAAGGTAGAAGCAAAAGAATTTACAAAGAACATTGTAGAGAATGTTTCATCTTATCTCGATCTTTATCTTGATAAAGCAATTCCTTCACAGCAACTTCAAGAAGCTACACAAAATGCCCGTAATACTAAGATCGTTGAAGAAATTAAACGCTTAGTAAGCCTTGATGAAACTTTCGTAAATGAAAGCGTAAAAGAAGCTTTATTAGACGGTAAGAAACAAATTGATGAAGCTAATGCACGTGCTGCAGCAGCTGCAAAACAATCACAACTTTTAAACGAAAAAGTTCAATCATTAGAGTCAAATCTTTTATTAGAAAGAAAAGTATCAACACTTCCTGCTAACAAAAAGAGTTATGCTCTTCGTGTACTAGCTGAAAAAGATGCAAAGTACATTAACGAAAACTTTAATTACGTTTTAGAAATGTTTGACAAGCGTGAAGATGAAAAACTTCAAGAGCTTAAAGAATCCACAGCACCAAAATCTAGAGGTGTTGATGTATTAGTTACAGAAGACAAGAAACAAGTTTCGAAATCATTTACATCTGCTTCAGATGACGATGGTGAAAAGTTTGTAGCTGAGTCTTACGTATCACTACTTAAGAATAAGCTTGCTTAATAAATAAATCAGATTTTTTACACAAAAGCCCGAGAAATCGGGCTTTTTTTTGTAAGTATATCTACACGTTGAAGTACTGTTAAGTACTTGAGGTAATGTTAGTTTATAAAATTATTAGATATGAAACAAATTAAACCTTCACAGTCATACATCGATCGTGATCGCGCAGGCCAACTTTTAAAGAAGTGGGCACCATTGCTTAATCACTCCGATGATAACACTCCAGAAATCGTAAACGAACACACTCGTTTGAACACAGCTATCCTTCTTGAAAATCAAGAGAAGTGGTGCTTTGAGTCCGCTAACGCAGCAGGTAATGCAGGCGTTTTCGGTACACTTCAAGGTAACCCTGGTCAAGGCGGCTTACAATCAAGCGACTTCTATGCATCACAAGATGCTCGTTTACCAAAGATCCTCATTCCGATGATCCGCCGTACTTTCCCAGAATTGATCACAAACGAAATCGTTGGTGTTCAACCTATGAGCGGTCCAGTTGGTCTCGCTTTTGCACTTCGTTATAAATACGAAGCAGACCCACTCGGTGGTACACAACTAGACAATGGTTTCGGTACACCAGGCGGTAATGCTAACGGGGTACAAGGATGGACAAACGCTTCAGACGGTACTGAAGTAGGTTGGAACTACCTCAATACTCGCTTCACGGGTATTTCTTCAACGTTCCTTTCCGGTAACGCTGATTTCAACATCCTCCCAACAGATAGCGGTATTGCTCAATTCTTAAGCAATTTTGAATTAACAAGCAATATTCCTCAGATGGTCGTTTCCTTCGAAAAGACCGCTGTTGAAGCTGGTACACGTCGTCTAGCTGCTCGTTGGTCAGTTGAACTTGAGCAAGATCTCAAGAACATGAACGGTATCGACATTGACAATGAATTAACGAACGCTATGTCGTACGAAATTCAAGCTGAAATCGACCGTGAAATGGTAATCCGTATGTGCCAAGTTGCTCTCAACGCTGGTGCAGGCCAAGGTTATTCATTCTGGAACGCAGCTTCAGCTGATGGTCGTTGGTTAGGTGAACGTAACCGTGACTTCTTTGCACGTGTTATTGTTGAAGCTAACCGTGTTGCTATCCGCAATCGCCGTGGCGCAGCAAACTTCATCATTGCAACACCTCGTGTTTGCGCAATGTTTGAAATGCTTCCTGAGTTCCAATGGTTCTCAGTTAACGGTAACGTAAACACACAACCAGTTGGTATTGCTAAAGTTGGTACAGTCGGTGGTCGTTTCACGATCTACCGTGATACACGTACAGAAGCACAATATCAGACAAATCAACGTGGTACAATACTTGAGTACGCTTTATTAGGCTACAAGGGTGCTGAATACTATGATACTGGTATCGTTTACTGCCCATACATTCCTGTATTAGTACAGCGTACAGTTGGTCCTAATGATTTCAGCCCACGTGTTGGTTTAATGACCCGTTATGGTGTTATTGATCATATCTTTGGTGCTGCTCTTTATTACCACCTCATTATCGTATCTGGTCTTGGCAACGCTTTCGTTCCAGGCACAGCTGCTACAATGCTATAATAAGCATAGTACAAACGATAAAACGTTTAATCAAAGAACCCGTCGAGAATTCTCGACGGGTTTCTTTTTGGTTGCAGACCTGTATTAACTTTGTTTCAGGAGTAAATAATAACAGATGAGTAAGAAAAAACGCCTGCAAAAACAGAAGTTAGCTCAAAACATTCAAAATAACGCACCTGCTACTAAAGACAAAAGTCTTTTAGTACATCAGGCTGATAAACTGGAAAGACCGGTGATGATACGACAAAGGCCGGATTTGACAAACAGGCAAAAAGAGTTTCTTAAAATAGCTTTAGATAATCATACAAAGGTTGTCTTTGTTACAGGGCCATCTGGTAGTAGTAAGAGTTTTCTAGCAACATTAGTTGCTTTGGAATTATTAAACCTAAAAAAGGTTTCTGACTTAATATATATTCGTAGTATAGTTGAGAGTTCAGATAATAAAATGGGATATCTTCCTGGGGATGCAGCTGAAAAGTTATCCCCATATCTAGAACCTTTAATGGAAAAGCTCGATGAGCTATTATGTAAAGCAGATATTACTACATTAATGAAAGAAGGCCGTATAGAAGGTAAACCGACAGGATATCTTCGTGGTCTTTCTTGGAATGCTAAAGCTATTATTATGGACGAAGCTCAGAACAGTACATTTAGAGAGCTCACAACTTTATTAACCCGTGTAGGTCAGTTCAGTAAACTATTTATTTGCGGAGACCCGATGCAATCCGATATTAACGGTAAGTCTGGGTTTGAAAAAATGTGCAACGTATTTAACGATGCTGAAAGCCGCGACAAAGGTATACACGTATTTACATTAACCGAAGCAGACATAGTACGTAGTGAAATCGTGCGCTACATAGTAAAAAAGCTAGAATTGTATAACAAGAAAAACTAACTTTTATAACTCAGTCAAGCGCACTGGCGAGAAAAAAATATTTTTTTCTTAGAGATAAAAATGTAAAAACATTTACAATACGTAAATAATATTCCCTGTACTAAAACTATGATATTCGACGAACAGATCTCCCGCAAACCTAATCACTATCCTTGGACAGAGGAATTTATCGAATCCATGCATAATGGCTTTTGGACCCATAAAGAGTTTAGTTTTAAGTCAGATGTACAACAGTTTAAAGTTAAGTTAAATGATCAAGAAAGAGAGATTATTATCCGTACTTTATCCGCTATTGGTCAGATTGAAGTGGCTGTAAAAACGTTCTGGGCTAAGCTCGGGGAAAACCTACCACACCCATCTTTACAGGATCTTGGCTACGTAATGGCTAATACAGAGGTAATTCATAACAATGCTTATGAAAGGCTATTAACTGTACTCGGCCTTGAAGATGTATTTGAAGAGAATCTCAAGTTAGAATGGATACAAGGCCGTGTAAAGTATCTTAAGAAATATACACACCGTTACTATAAAGACAAGAAAAAACAATATCTTTACGCTATTATACTCTTTACCCTATTCGTAGAGAATGTATCACTTATGAGCCAGTTCTATATTATTAACTGGTTTGCTCGTAATAAAAATCTACTTAAGGATACTGATCAGCAAGTTAAGTACACTCGTAATGAAGAGCATATACATGCATTAGTTGGTATGAAGATTATTAACACTATCAGAGAAGAGCATCCAGAACTATTCGATGATGAGCTTGTAGAAAGGATCCTTGCTGAAGCTAAGGAAGCTTATGAAAGTGAAGCAAAAATTATTGATTGGATGGTTAACGGTATTAATGAAGACGGATTGACTGCAGCACATCTTAAAGAGTTTGTAAAAGACCGTATTAACGAATCTCTCAGAGGTATCGGCTTCTCAGAGGTGTATGAAACGGATTCTAAGCTTCTCAAAGATATTTCCTGGTTTAACGAAGAATTACTCGGTAATAATATGACCGACTTCTTTCATTCTCGTCCTGTAGAGTATTCTAAAAAGTCACAAAGCTTTTCAGAAGACGATTTATTTTAATAAAAAGTATAGTATAATATATAAAAATGAGTAACAAGAACATTTACTGGCTGAATAGCGACTCTCGCAAGTTCCTTGAACGTGGTTATCTCCTGGACGGAGAAACTGCCGAAAAGCGTATCAGGGATATAGCTGAAAAAGCTGAAGAATACCTCAAATTAAAAGGCTTTGCAGATAAGTTTGAAAGTTATATGCACCAAGGTTTTTATTCCTTGGCTTCTCCTATTTGGTCAAACTTTGGTCGTAGTCGTGGTTTACCTATCTCGTGCTTTGGTTCGTACATCGACGATGATATGGATGCTATTCTGTACAAGATTTCAGAAATAGGTACTATGTCAAAGGCAGGTGGCGGTACATCAGCTTACTTTGGTAAAATTCGTCCACGCGGTGCACCTATTTCATCTGGTGGAGAATCTACTGGTGTACATCATCAGTTAACTGTATTTGAAACGTTAACAGACTATATCTCACAAGGTAATGTGCGTAGAGGTTCATTTGCAGCGTACCTACCTATTGACCATAAGGATGTAGAAGAGTTTTTAAAGATTAAAAGCGAAGGTGATGACATTCAAAACCTTTCTATCGGTGTATGTGTAACTGATGAGTGGTTAAAGTCTATGCTTGATGGCGATAAAGAAAAACGTCGCATCTGGGGCTTAGTTATTAAGAAGCGCTTTGAATCTGGTTATCCTTATATCTTTTTTACTGATAACGCTAACAATCAAGCACCACAAGTATACAAAGACAAGAACATTAAGATTAATCAAAGTAATCTCTGTACAGAGATTATGCTATCAAACGATAACGAAGAATCGTTTGTTTGTGATTTATCTTCTCTTAACTTTGAACAATGGGACAACTGGAAGAATACCGATGCAGTAGAAACACTTGTATACTTCCTTGATGCTGTGATGACTGAGTTTATTAATAAAACTGAAAAGATGAAGTTTATGGTACACCCAAGAAACTTCGCTATTAATCAGCGCGCGCTTGGTATCGGTGCACTCGGTTGGCATACATACCTTCAGTCTAAGATGATCGGGTTTGAAACGATGGAAGCAAAGCTACTCAATACTCAAATATGGAGCTTTGTTCGTAAAAAAGCAGATTCTGCTACCGCACAAATGGCTGTAGAGTACGGTGAACCACCCTTACTTAAAGGTTACGGTCGTCGTAATGTAACTACATTAGCTGTAGCACCTACCACCTCTAGTTCGTTTATTCTCGGTCAAGCTTCACCTTCAGTTGAGCCTCTTAACTCTAACTACTTTGTTAAAGATTTAGCTAAAGGTAAATTTACCTATAAGAACCCCTATCTCGAGGCTTTACTGGAAACCAAGAAAAAGAATACAGAAGGTGTTTGGAAGTCTATTCTTGTAAAAGGCGGCTCGGTGCAACATCTCGAGTTCCTCACACCAGAAGAAAAGGCAGTGTTTAAGACATTCGGCGAAATCAGCCAAAAAGAAATAGTTATACAGGCAGCTGCTCGTCAGAAGTATATTGATCAAGGTCAGTCATTAAACTTAATGATTCCACCTAACACTAAGCCAAAAGACGTTAACGAGTTAATAGTATTTGCTTGGGAAAACGGTATTAAGAGTCTTTATTATCAGCGTTCTGCTAACCCAGCACAAGAACTTGCTCGTTCAATATTAACCTGTTCAACTTGTGAGTCGTAATATATTGATTATTATTAGTACTTTATGAGAACACAAGATGATCTAGCTATAATACTATGCCACTTTAATTGGTGTGGTTATAAAAGACCAGATCAAAATTTGAATCGTTTCTTACGACAAATGAAAGCTATAGACGTACCTGTTTACGGAGTCGAAGCTTCTCTTACCGACACTTTTATTACAAAAGATATGCCTGGCTGGATTCAGATCGGGGCAAGAGAAGAAAATATATGTTTTCAAAAAGAAGCATTACTTAATGCTGTAGAAAAAACAGTTCCTGAAAAATATACTAAACTTGCATGGATTGATCACGATATATTTTTTGAAAGTCAAACTTGGTATGATGATACTTCTATAGCTTTAGATAAACTAAACATAGTACAGCTGTATGAAACAGCTTACTGGACAGATAGTAGAGGTAATATAGAGCGTATAGCAAAATCGACACTATCATTACCTGAGCTTAACGAAATAAATGTACAATCCCCGTTTTGGTCTGTAGTACCATCTCATCACTGTGGTTTTGGTTTTGCAGCAAAACGAGATTTATGGAAAACAGGTCCCAAGCTATACCCATATAACTTTTTAGGTGGTGGTGATATGGTATTAGTATTTGGTATTATGAGCGGGGAACTTTCTCCTGCTGCGTGCCGTAGAGGCTATTTTAAACCTGGCAACGCGTCTGGGGTATATAAAGAGTGGTTACAAGCTTTTAACAAATATGTTGATAACAAATATGGTTATATAAAAGGTAATATATATCATGAATATCACGGCCCTAGACAAAACCGTAAGTACGGTTCAAGAGAAAAACTTATTGATGGGTATGAGTACGATTTTAGTAAAAATATATTTGTTAACTATCGTGGTTTACTAGAGTTCAAAGACTCACCTTACGGTTTTAGAGAAGCTATAAAACAATATTTTATTGAACGACGAGAAGATGATGTGGAAGAAATAAAAATAGCCGGAGTTAGTATATATATGCCTCCTCATTAAGTAGTTACAAAAGTTTATATAAAAAATATTTGATTTAGTTAGTTTTAAGTATATAAATATTATTGCTATGACAAAACTAACTAACTATAATCCTAGCACATATCGTAATCCATTCTCACTCTTAGATACTGTCTTAGAGAGGGAATTTAACCATCCTTTCTTTTGGGGGGATGTTAGCCGTACAGGAGACACTGTTCGGTTTAAAGAAGGGGATGAACTCACCGTAGAGGTGGATCTTCCTGGTGTATCCAAAGATAAAACAAACGTAACTGTTGAAGGTAGAGTAGTAACGATTGAAGGTACTCGTAAAGTGATCCATAAAGGTGGCACACAAGAAGAGACATTCAGCCGTAGCTTTACCGTTGGCAACTCGTTTAACTTGGATAAAGCTAAAGCCGTACAACAAGACGGCGTTCTTACCTTAACCTTTCCAAAAAATAAGGTAGAGAACGGCGGCAAGAAAGTTATTGATATTAACTGATTGCTGTTGGCAAGGACACGGGGAGAGAGAAATCTCTCCCCTTTTTTATGTAAGTATATGTATGAAAAAGTTTGCATTATTATCTCTTCTATTCTTAACTAGTTGTACACTTGGTATAAAAGCACCAGACGCGTTTAGCAATAGCCCTACCACAGAAATAGGTAAGAAAGCAGTTGCTGTAGTTAAAGCTGAAGACAGTCAAAAACAAGTCGATCAGTTAGCTGAGGCTAATAAGAAGGTTGAAGCTGCTCGTCAAGAAATGGAATTAAAATACAATGCAGCTAGAGAACAACTACAAAAGTCATATGACGACTTAAAGAAAAAGGATGATGAAAACTTTGCAAAAATTGATGAACTGAATTACGGTATCTATATGGTTACTCAAGAGAAAAAGAAACAAGACATGAATACTCTTGTTGCACATTTACGCGCTAAAGAGATAATGAATCGTACCGATAAGTTAACACCAGAACAAAAAGCTGTTATTACAACAGAGATTAATAAAGAGAAAGCTTTAACTATTGATCAACTTTACACCAAATATAATGGTGCGGTTGAGTTAGCTATTGTACAAAAACAAGCTTTAGATAATGCTCAAACAGTAATCGATCAACAAGAAAGAGAAAAGGCAGCTTTAAGAGAAGCTGAAAAAGTAACACTTAATAAACTACAAGCTGAAAGAAATGCTGAAATAGAACAGATTAAAAAACAAGCTGCTGATCAGTTAGCACTAGCTAAAGCTGCTCAAAAAGCAGAACTCATTGCTTTAATGGTGAAGGCGTTAATCGGTGTCGGGATACTATTCTTAGTACTTGCTATACTTTTAAAGAATATTACAATGGGTATTGGTTCAATACTATCTCTTGGTCTAGCCTATGTTGCTGCTACTATTGAAATGTGGATAGTAGGTGCTTCTTTAGGTGGTATTGTACTAATAGCTATATTAATAGAAGTACTTAAGTCGAAGAAGAAGGCGGCTGCAGCTGCGAATCAGAAATCTCAATAACTTCATTAGTTACATTAGCGGTCTTGTTCTTAACTTTGCCGGTTAACTGTGCTATCATTTCTTCTCTGGTAGCAACTAGTATATTGGTGTTACCAGCTGGCAAGTTAAGGTAACCGTCATTCTTGAGGCGTTGTATTTCTTTTTTACCTTCTATTTCTAGTTTTTTAAGCTCTCTTGCAGTTTCAGCTTTTTGATTTTGTAAATGCATTTTGTTTACTGTTTCAATAGCTCCGGTACTAGCGGCTATTAAACTTGCTAAACTAGCCATCATTTCTGGGTCTCCGGTGGCAACAGTTAGCTTTTGTAGTTCCATTATGCTCTTTACACTATTTTGCACAAGCTCAGCTGAATGCTTTGCTACAAACTCTTTCATCTCTTCATTAGTCTTTGGGATAGTTACTTTTACTTCTTCAACCTGTGCAGAGTTCTTACTAACTAGTTCCTTATCTTCATTATTCAATCCTTCAAGAAACGAATCGATTTTATTTAATACGTCTTGATTGTTATCTGCAGTGTTATCCGGTAAAGGTGGTTGATTCACTATAATATTTATGGCAAGCGTTGATTTATCAATATTATACGTTATACTACCTCATTATGTTTCCTGTTACTATTAAATTTGTTAAAACACATGAACTAGCTGTGTTACCGAAGTTTAATCATGCTGACCCTTATACAGGGGATTCCGGTATTGATCTTACAGCTGTAGAGCAAGTCACTGTACCTGCTAAAGGTTATGCTGTAGTGCCTGTAGGTCTTAAGTTAGGTTACTTAACACCAGGCTATTGGATCCGGGTAGAGGGCCGTTCTGGTGTAGGTTTTAAGAAGCATATCTTTCCTCATTTCGGTATTATTGATAACCCTTATAGAGGAGATATGGGTATCAAGCTTTATAACTTCGGTACAGAAGACCAAACGTTTAAGGCTGGTGACAAGATTGCACAGCTTATTGTTTACCCTCTTATACAAGCCGATATTGAGTGGACAGACCAAGTAAGTGAAACTACACGTGGTGAAAAAGGTTTCGGTTCATCAGATAAATCAGCCAAAGCTGATGAAGTGTATAATAAGAAAATGGGTAGTGTTACACCAACTGAAGTTGAAATAGTAGCAGATCCAGATGGCGGCTTTTCAGTAAAACCAAAAAAGAAATAATGTCAATCAACGAACAGTTAATGAATATATGGGTAGAAAAGTATCGGCCAACTAAACTGGCCGATATGGTTTTATCTGAGTCTTTGCGTGCGTACATAGAAGAATGTAAACGTAAAGACGAAATACCTAATATGTTGCTAGTAGGTAATGCTGGTACTGGAAAGACCACATTAGCGAAAGTAATTATAAATGAAATACTAGATGCACAGTACCTTTACATTAACGCAAGCGAAAAGAACGGTATCGACGAAGTCCGTACCTCTATTCTTACATTTGCTCAAACTAAAAGCTTGGATGGCAAAATTAAGGTTATCTTTCTCGACGAGTTTGACAACTTTACTGATGCGGGTCAAAGAGCTCTGCGTAATGTTATGGAAGAGTACGCTGGTAATACCCGTTTTATCCTCACTGGCAACTATCTACATCGTATTATCCAACCAATTCAGTCTCGATGCCAAGTTTTCACTGATTTTACTCCTCCTATTGGAGAATATGCTAAACGAATAGGTTTTATTCTTCGTCAGGAAAAGACACAAGTAGAGAAAGAACAAATAGAGAAGATTAAAGAGGTTATTCGTTATCACTACCCGGATTTACGAAGAATCATTAACTATATTCAACGTAGCGTTGTTGATGGTGTATTGTCTATTAGTAGTACGATTAATAACGAGGGATTCGCACAAGAGATCCTGGATAAAACTGTGAACAAAGAAGACCTTACGTCTATACGTAAATTCGTTATAGAGTCGGAACAAACCTTTGGAAACGACTATCCTAAGTTAATGAAAGATCTGTTTAATGCAGTATACAAGAGCTCTATTTCAGAAGATAAAAAAAGACTTGCATTGCTGCAAGTCTCTGAATATCTCTATCGAAGCGCTTTAGTAATGGATCAAGAAATTAACTTTTTTTCTTGTCTTATTGCCTTAGCTTCCGTGGTGTGAGTGTTTAGCTTTAATTTGCTCTTTTTTCTTAGCATCATGCTCTCTACCAGCTTGTTGTAAAGCTTTGAAATCATCTGCTCCGTATTTCTTTTTACCGAGGTAAGCTTGAAGTCCGGATTCATCTTTCATTTTCATTTTAGCTTCTTTCATTGTATCACATTTGCAAATATCTTTACCGCAGATAGGACATACTTCTTCTGCAATAGTACCGGTAGTATTAATTACTTCTTCTTCTTTATCTCCTACTTTGCCTTTTTGTCCTTCTTTAGTTTTATGTAAAAAACCAGTGAAAGCATTGCCTTCTTTTTCTGTGGATTGACTACCAGGGAAATGACCGAATACTGCTTTGTAATCCTGCCCTGCTTCGGCTGGAAACTCTCCGTCATCCATATACCACATTTTATTGTCCGTTGCGGTTTTTGCTCTACGGGGATCATTATTATACTGTTTTAAATTATGAGCATAAAGATTGTGCCAGAGCTTATCTTGAAACTCTTCCCAAGACAATCCTGGTTTCATTCCAGTTAAGCAATCTTTGAAAAACGGTTTATTATAATTTGCTGGTAAAGAATTTACAAATGCATCAATCTTAGCTTCGTCATCATTTGCTACATTTTCTTCCTCAGATTGAATTGGAGGATTACCTGCTGATTGATCCCCACCATTTTGGGAACCAACACCACCGCTCATTACACCTACGTCTTCAGTAAGAATATTAAAATAAAGATCTTCTAAGAGAGCTTGTGACTCGTTAATATTTTTGGCTTTTTGCATGCCTTTTACTTTTGGTGGTTGCATATCGTTATGTTTGTTAGAGTGTGCAAGCTTTGTATTTTTTGTAGCTAACTCGTAATCACCTTTTTCAGCATGAGTTTGCTTTTTCATCACTTTTGTTTGTTCGTTAGTTGCTTTGCTTTTAAATTCTTTTTCACCTTCAGCTGTACGATCTCTTGTATCTTTTTGACCTTCTGGTACTGGAGCTAGGTTAGCACCTGTATCAACTTCTTCTAAACATTCGACTGGAAGAGTGATTAAATTAGCAACCATACCTGGTGCATATTCTTCATATACATCAGCTAATTCAGCCGGTACTTGATCTGCACCTTCAGCACTATAACGTGAACCAGCGCTGTAATTATGTAATTTACCGACGCGTAGATTGTTACCTGCTTTAACAGCTTCTTTAATACGCTGCTTAACATTTTCGCCTAACTTTTTAAAACCGTCCATATTTTCGTAACCGGATTTTAATTTTACAACATCCCCTACAAGAAAACCGTTACCTTGTGCATAACGACCGTAGGCTGCTTCAAATAAAGAGTTAAACTTACTGTTTTTCATATGATGATATTACTTACTACCTCCCTAAGTATTTTACAATGCCATCCATAAGTTTTAACGGTCTACAAAAGGTTATAGTAACCAATACTTATACATATTCGGATTTACATCTAGATTTTAGTAATCCTATAAGCAAAGACTTGCAAGCAGATTATGATGCTGCAGCTATTAAAAATTCTATTTACTCTTTGTTTAATACCATGCCCGGGCAAAGTTTATTAAATCCATTATATGGATTAGACTTAACCCAATATTTGTTTGAACCGGTAAATGAAACAAATGCACGAAACATTGGCAATGCTATAGTTAACGGATTGTCTTTGTATGAACCAAGAGTAACTGTCTCTAACGTCAACATAACTCTAAACCTAGACGAGCAAACCTATTACATTGACTTAAATATAATAATGCCATATCTTAACAATCAAGCTGTTAATATACCAGGCACTTTAAGCAAAACAGGATATACAATTTTATAAGATGTCGACAACATACACAGATGCATCAGCTCTAAACATTCAACCAAACGAATACATCGCGTTTGATGCTACAAATCTTAGAGACTTCATGCGTACCCGCTTAACACAAAGCGGCTTATTTACAGATCAATACGTTGAAGGTTCAAATCTGAATGCGGTTAACAGTGTTATTGCATATGCTTTTCATACTTTTATGTACTACCTAAACAAGACTTCTTCGGAGTCTATGTTTAGTGATGCTCAAATTTACGAAAACATTAATAAAGTAGTTAGGATTATTAACTATTCCCCTATTGGGGTACAAACCTCAACTGTAACGTTTACCTGCTCCGCTACAGCAGACTTACCTATAGGTTCATATACAATACCTCGTTATTCGTTTATTCGTGTTAATAACGCTCCTTATACATTTAACACTGATGTAACTTTTACAAAAACTTTATCTACAAATCAGTATATCGAAAGTGTTGGTAGTCAGACCTTATTGTACCAAGGTAAGTGGACAGAGTATCCAGCCTATACTGCTCAAGGAGCTACTAATGAAACTGTTTTTGTTGCACCAGGTAGCGCAGTACAGATAGATCATTTTAATATTGATGTTTATGTAAAGAGCGCTGCAACCGGTAAATGGTCGCAATGGACTCGTACAGAATCTCTTTACTTGGAAACTGCTACATCAACCACATTTGAAGCTCGTTACAATGAAAGTCGTAACTATGAGTTAAAGTTTGGTAACGGTGTTAACGGAGCACAACTTAACACAGGCGATATAGTTGCAGTCTACTACTTACAATCTTTAGGTGTTAACGGTCAAATTGGTTCAGGAGATTTAAGCTCTTTACCTGCTGTACTTTATAATACAGCTCAGTTTAATCAAATACAGGCTGACGTATTCAGCACTGATCTACAGTACTTGGATGATTCCGGTATCACTTATTTAAGCTTTGATAACGCTAATACATCTACAGCATTTACCAATGCAGAAAATGCAGATAGTATTCGCGCTAATGCTCCAGCTGCTTACAAATCTCAATACAGGCTAGTAACAGCAAATGATTACAACAACTTTGTTAAGAGTACGTTTAATAATATTGTACAAGACGTTTTAGTATATAGTAATAACGATTACGTAAACAATCATTTACGTTATTTATATAATATTGGTTTAACTAACCCTAATCAAGATAATAGAGTATTATATAATCAGTTAGCATTTTCTACTTCCTGTAACTTTAATAACATTTACATTTACGCTTTACCGAGAGCTTCTCAGGGTAGCACAGTTAACTCAGTAAGTTATCTAACACCAACACAAAAAACTTTAATAACCAATACAGCTATTAGCAAAAAGACTTTAACGTCTGATATTATTGTAATGGATCCAGTATATAAGACAGTTACAATAGGTTATAGTAGTACAACCGGAGAAGATGTTAATACTATTATTAATCAAACAAGATTAGTAATAATGTTAGAGCGTACAGCAAAAGTATCTGCACAACTTATACAAAACAAAGTAACCGGTATTATTACTTCTTTCTTTGATCCGACTAAAATGACTTTAGGCTATAATATAGACCTAATCACTTTAACAGCTCAAATTGAAAGCATACCTGGTGTATATATGGTATATACTCAACGTCAAGATACAGGAGAGACGGTACAAGGGGTTAACTTAGTATTGTGGAATCCATCTTATCCAACTAACGACATTAGTATATTAACTAAAAACACTCAACTTGCACCTTTCCAAGCGCTTTACTTAAACGATACAACCAATATTACGCCTCGTATTATTGTTTCAACAGATGTATCTCAAGACACTTCAGTTATTAACATTTAACATTTACTCATATGGCCGATATTAAAATCTCAGCATTACCTACATTAGGCTCAGCAGGCGCTCAAGGCTCTGACGTTATTCCAGTAGTAGACAATTCATCTCCTGGTGCACAAGTAACTAAAAAAATTACTTTAACTGATTTAACCAATTACATTACCGGGCAGATACCACCTTCTACTCCCTCCACACCACCCACTTATAATCTTCCACCTGGTTCTGGATTAGGTTACTACCAAAAAGAAATCTTTCAACGTTCTAGTATAGTACCAGCTACCCCGCCTAATCAAGTCAGTCCAGCTGGTTGGTATATAAGCGATCCAGGTAGTAGTGGTAATGATGTATTATGGTCTTGTACAGCTCTTATTGACCCATCTGAAGGTGGTTCGCTAGTTAATCCTCCTGGTGCTTGGTCAGCGCCTATTAGAAAGGGTGCAGGTCAAGTTATATTTTACTCTCCTACACAACCTACTGCTGGTTATATACAGGACGGAGATTTATGGTACAATACAGCAAATAACAATGTACTTAAAATTTATCAGAGCGGTGCTTGGGTACTAACAACAGTACCGTTCCCGTACGTTGATGCTAACGGTAATATGACCGGTATTGTGCAAGTCAACGGAAACAATAATGGCAATGTTACTTTAGTTGCTGAGCAATTTCAGATCGTTTCAACAGAAGATTTAGCGGGTTCGACTTATAAGACTGCTCCATTTAAAATATTAAACATTACTGCACCTGCAGGTACTACATTTGCTGATGGTACTACTAATAAGCATGAAATCTTTATGGATGGTACTCATGTTACCAATCTAGATGCAGGTTCTATTATTGGCGGCACTATTCAAGCCGGTGTAAAGATGCAAACTCCTTTACTTGAAGCAGGCGCAATAAACAATAATTTTGGTGTGTATAATGACGGATGTACAAGATATAGTAATACTGCTACATCAACTAATGGCATATCAATAGCTGGTAGACCATACTATACGATGCCTACAACCGGTTATGTTACATTAACCGATGGTGGTACGTACCCTATTACGCAAGGCGGAGCTCCTTTACCTCAAAATTCTGCAGGCACTGAACAATGGTGGAATGGTTCTTATCAAGGTGCTTCTAATATTTCTCCTCTTACTTTTTGGGGATGGAATACAGGGCCTACCGGGTATATAGCAAATCGTTTTGGTTGTCCAGGTAACGGTGAGCAGTTATTTTTATATAACTGGCAAGCTTATACAGATGGAACCGACCCGTTAATGAACGGTAATTTAGTTTATAGAATAGTAACTAGCTATTCAAATAACGTGGTAGGATGGGGTCCGACTTGTCAAGTACAATTCCAACAAGCCGATCTTGCTGGTGGTGGTAGGGTTTTACAACAGCACGGGGCGCTCTGTTTTAGAGGTAACAATAGTGAAACCCCTACCCCTGATGGTACTGGTTATCTTAATGGTATTTGTCTCATACAGTTTGGTTGGCGAGTAGCATCTGTCGGTACCGGATCAATAATATGGTCTAGTATAAATGTTACTGCAGTTAATATATAATGTATGTCAACATACATCAATACAGAAGATAGTAACGTATTAAATACGCAAGACAGTAATCAAATAGTTACTGAAAGCTCTACTTCTTCATCTCCTTCGACTTCAGCACCAACAGTTACCAGTATTAGTCCTACAAGCGGTTCTACAGCCGGTGGTACTATAGTTACTATTAACGGTACTGGTTTTACAAATGCTCTTGGAGTATCTTTCGGTACTACAGCAGCTACTACTTTTACAGTTAATACTGATACATCTATTACTGCTACTTCTCCAGCTGGTGCAGCAGGGGTGGTTGATGTAACTGTAACAACGTCATTAGGTACAAGCACTACAAGTACAAATGATCAGTTTACATATGTTGCACCTACCATACCTTTCTGTTCCCAACATGAAAATTTAGTTTCAACATATATCAATTCTGGCGGGTTTTCAGTAAAAAGTTCTTATATTGGTGCTTCTCCTAGTGTAATTTTTACGTATGCAACACCTGTATATGTAGATATTAATATTGCTACTGGTGCACAAACAACTACGATATTAAACTTATTCTCTATTTTTATACAATATGGAGATGGAGTAGAAGAAGAAATTACACAAGTTACAGATAGTGTAATGCGTGGTTCGGATCACGTATACAAATGGCCTGGTGAGTTTGAAGTTAAAGTTTCGGTTATACCTAAGAACGGTTGCCCGCCTTCAATATTCCGTTCTTCAATAACAGTACAAAATTATACAACCGATTATTTACAATGGGATTATTCTCGTTGGCCAGAACTTACCCCACAGAACCTTTCTTTAGGTGGTTTATTTCATGGTTATCAGTCTAACCCGCCTGGTTCGTTCAACTCTCCTACACCTTTAACATTTTCATTCTCTGCTTCTAATCAATTAAGCGGCAACTTAGTATTTGACTTATACTCGCAGGGATCCTTATCTCAGCCTTGGGAAACAACCACTCCAGATAATAAATTTGCTCAGTTAAGACCACGCTGGAGATATACAGACTTAAACGGTAATTTTATTACTTCCCTAACCGCGACTAATATTACCCCGGTATATGCTATGCCAGATGGTATTGGTACTGTTCCTGGAAGTGGTACTTTAGTTGGTTATTACGGTTCAGTAGACTTTTATTATATAGACGATATACCCTCATTAGTATACAATAACGGGTTTACGGTTACCACACCAAGAGTTTGGGTAACATATAATACAAGCAATATACCTAACTTACAGGATAATAATGATGGTAGTACGCCTTCTTATTCTAATAGTAATGTTACTTTATCTGCATTATTTTATGTAAAAAACTTATCTGCAGATCATTTTAACATAACTGTTGACGGTGATACAATACTGTTACCTACCACTATTTGGCCAGATACAGACAATCAGTTTATAGTAACTGTTAATAGTGCATCTGCAAGTACAGTATACTATAATAACAATACACTACTTAATTATCCGCTTTTAGGAGCAACTTACACTAACGTTACAGCCACCGTAACACCCGCTTCTGCAGCAACCGTATATGTACCTTCTTTTAAGTTTAACAGATATGATAATCTAGGTAGAGATATAGGCGGTTTTTATAAAAACATTTTAAGTACATTACCACTCTCTGCTTTATCAAGTCCTATATTAAATACAAACCTGTTACTAAGTGCTAAGACATTTACAACTATAGTAGAACCTGCACCATACGGTTCTCCTGGTTACTACACAGTAGCTAATGCCCTTGCAAATGCTTCTTTAACTACAACTAGCTTGACTGGAGCGTTTAATTTTAATATTACAGATTTTTATAAAAAGTATTTTGTACGTAAAGTAAATGAAAACTTTAATTACGGTAATTTACTTAAGTCTTATTTATTACAACCATTCCTACAGGAAGATACTAACTTAATTACGTATCTATCTGCGGTAGGTGGAGATAATGTACACCCTACAGAAAACTTCGGAACAGTAGCATATGAAAAAACTGCTAACTTTGTAGGTAATAACGCTGACCCTCTCACAAGTGGTGTTAATCAGTTATACTCTTTAGCAAGTCTAGTTGATACTGAGTTTGATGATTACAATCTAAATGCACCACCTGTACTCAAGAGACAGTTTGATCTTTATAGTACACCGCATGAGCGTTTATGGGGTACAAGAGAAAAATACAATACAAACTTTGATGCTACTACAGATCATACGAATTTAGGAGCTGCCTTAACAGCTTATCCAGCTAACGCAACAGTTAATGCAGGAGACAAAATAGTTGTAAACGATATTTTTAATGCAACATTTTACGAACTTTTAGAAGTGCCTCGTATTAATTCTTACGCTAGTATATCTGCAAATAATATGCAGGCTTACTTCCCACCAGCTAATACGTTAACATTCCCATTAACCTCTTATCCGCTAAGTTCGTTCTTTGGTTGGGGATTAAAGACTCCAGTTAATAGCTATTATCGGTTCTTTGTTTACAATAATGTTTATACAAACACCCCAGTAAATGCTCTTATTGATTGGAATACTCGTACAGATGGGTTATCAACTACTTTAGCCGAATCTGCTTCTTCTGTAAAAGCTTGGTACGCAGATGGTGGTATATTAGAAAATATATATAGCTATTATATTACACAGGGACTAAACTTGATAGGCAGTAAATATTATCAGTTAACTGGTACTATACCTCAATCATGATAAGCTTTAAAAATTATTTTAACGAAAGAATACTAGAGGAATCTACAGTAGATAGCACTCTTAAGAATCACTTATCACATTTAGAAGACCTTGCTATTGAAGAAGGTAAAAGAGGTTTTGCTAAGTTTGTTGAACAGGTAGAAAACTTTACAACCTATTTAGAAGGCTTTAATAGTAAGACGTCCGTTAACTTAAAGGTAGATGGATCACCTGCTATATTCTGGGGCATTGATCCAAGAGAGCAGTTTGATAATCAATTCTTTATTGCTACCAAGACAGTGTTTAGTAAAGTACCTAACTTGGTGCACAGCGAACAAGAAGTAGACCAGTTATATGCTCAAGCACCTCAAGGCTTAAAAGACGTACTTAAAACAATATTTCCTTATTTAAAGAAGGGCTATGACAACTCTGGTTTAATGTATCAAGGTGATTTATTATTTTCGCCTTCGAGACCACCAGAAGCAAAAACTATAGAAGGTAAACAATACATTACTTTCCGTCCTAACTTAATCTCTTACGCAATACCAGCTGATCCTCAATCACCTCTTTACCAACAAGTTTCAAAGGCACCCGTGGGTATTGTAGTACATGCTGCGTTTAATATTAATGCAAATGGAGATGCTATTACCTCGAGTATGGCTGGTAGAGATACCACTCGTGTTGTTAGTAGCTTAAAGAAAGCAGGGGTATTTGCAGAAGGTTCTAACTATAAGACTTTAAACTTAAACATTGATCCTACTTTAAAGAATACTATACACGGTTTATTACAAGATGCTAAAGTAAAGATCAGTAGTATTAATAATCAGTTTGATGCTGAATATACAGGCGGTGCTTTATCTACAAGCTTAAGAGAATATACTAACTTTATGGTAAGAAAGGGCGGCGGTATATTTAAAGCTGCTCTAAACGGTGAAGCATTCGATATTAACAAATACCTAAACGGTTTCGCTATATTTTATAAAGACAAAGTATTAAAGAAAGCAGCAGATGGTTCAGATAAAGTAAAGGCTAACGCTCAAAAGAAAGTAGATAACTTAATAGCTCATTTACAGCAAAACAAAAGCTCTCTTAACGGTTTAATAGGCGCCACATACGATATGATTCGTATTAAGTTATTATTCCAAAATCTATTAGCTAATGTAGAAGGTAAACTGAGTGGTATGTATTCATTTATACCTGTAGGAGATAGTTATATATCTGCTCCAGGAGAAGGTCACGTACTATACATCGGAGACACCCCTAACCAAGTTAAGATAGTAGACCGGTTAAACTTTAGTGCTAATAACTTTTTATATGCAGGCGAACGTGGTAGAAAACCAGCAGATCAGCCTGTAACAGAAGATGCACCAGCTGTAGAACGTAGATATAGTATTGGGTTCTTTGGTGGTGGGTTTAACCCTCCACATATCGGACATTTCGAAGCAGCTAAAATGGCGGCTAAAGAAAACGATGATGTTTATATTATTGTTTCTAAAACAGAAAGAGACAATGCTAACATTACCATTGATAAAAAACTAGCTGTATGGAATCTTTTTAAACCATTATTAGAACAATACAGAGCTAAAATAAACATTATAGAAGCAGAAATATCTCCAGTAGCTACTGTATACCAATATGTAGCTACATTAAATGAATCTCCAGATGCTGGTCAAATCGAAGTTAAATTATACACAGACGCCGACGATGCCGGTCGTTATGATAGGATCAAGACATATGGAGAACATCTTGCAGGTATAGACATCAGACCAACACCTCGTATGGGCTCTGGTACTGAGTTCAGAACATATCTACAGAACGGAGACATGCGTAGAGCGTGGGAGCTAATGCCCCAAGGTGTAGATAAAAATATGATTTGGAATATATTAACGGCTCAATAAGAGCATTCGTTAATAAACTCTTTCAAACGCTGTACAGCTTCTAGGGCCATTGGAGCAGCTTCATGTCCAGAAGCACACCAACCATTACAACACTCTTCTGCTAATTGCATACACTCTTTTAATTTAGCAACATGATCTGTTGTTTCACCTAAACTGTCTCCGCCTTGTGAGCCAGCATAACCAGGTTGAGATTCAATGTTGCCAGCTACACCACCATCTATACCGTCAGTGTTTTCAGGTACTGCTGGTTGTACGTAATCTTTCATACATTCTTTTCTTAATGTACCGTCTTCTTCAAAACAATACACCTTAGGATGATTAAGATTTTCATCCCAATGTTCAGGGTTAATTTGTTCTTTTTTAATTTCCTGAAAGTAACTCTCAGTTAGTACTTGATACTTGTCTACTAAATTACTTTTTGTATAGTTGTACTTTTTCATAAAAATTATCCTTGTTGACCAGTCATTGTTTCTGTACGGTCAATATCTTCTCCAGCACCATCTGATGGTTCATAGCTTGCTTCATCCTTTACTGGCTCCATTTCTGGACTATCAACTTCTTCTTTTAATTTAGCTAACACATCTTGTAGCATGTCAGCTGATTGAGTTACATGAGTAACCATCCAAGCCATAATAGGATGCTCTGCAGGAATCTTTTCTAAAAGTTCGTGTAGCTCTGCAGCTACTTCAGCTGCTTGACGAGCCTTGGTACGAGTCATTTCAACATTGTGATCGGACTTGTGAGTACCGCCTGGTTGGATTTCTGTTTCCAAAGGATTCTCTTGTACTAAGGAATACTTTTCTGCTAATAGTTTAAATGTATTGCGACCCATATGTGTATATTTACTCAATCCGAATAAAAAATATATAGTAGTTGCTTTAATAAATAACACCTCTATACTATTAAAACTATGGGAATGTACGACATATTAACAGTTAAAGATAAGCTACCTTGGACGGATGAAATGTGGGAAGAGGGATTGCCTAATGCTTGTACAGAGTTTCAAACTAAAGGATTAGTAGAAGGATTAGCTGATTACAAGATTGAGAACGGTAGACTGTTATTACAGAAGGGTAAAGAAGGAGAATGGGAAGATACAAACTATCACGGCAAACTTGACTTCTATGATTATAAGCCGAACGATAAACCAGGCTATAATGATTGCTGGATAGAGTTTACCGCAACATTTACTAACGGACAAGTAGATAAAATTGAGGTTACTAATTTTGAAAAGACAAGCAACGCTACTCGCTTAGAAACCGTAAAAATACTAGCTGAAGAAATATTACGGAATAGAAACCGTTGGAGCAACAAATACTTTAATCATACCGCACCGGTGCAGTGGTTCCGTAGATGGGTATGGTACGAGTTCTGGTACCAACTAGGACGATTATGCGAGAAGATGCGCTTCTTATGGTAACGGGCCGTCTGTAGGTGGGCCGTAACGTTCTTCTACAATCTTCATATTACGGGCATAGATCATACCCTGGTTAGGGTTCTTGTTGACTGTTACACCACCGTCATGATAGATTGGAAAGTTACCAGTCATCTTATTAGTACCTTCAATATGATCTAGCTTTTGCTCCGGTACTTGATGGACAGTAAAACCCGCGTTAAATGCCCGTATACAGAAGTCGATATCTTCTCCGCAACCAGGTGTAAACGTTTCATCTAATAAACCAATCTTATTAATAACTGAACGCTTAATAGCAGCACAGAAGAACAAGATCCAAGGCTTACCACCTTGATAGCGTTTAATAACACCGGTAACACCTGCGGTAGGGGTTGTCCTGAAAGGATCAGTTAAAATGTCATACCAGTTATTATTTAAAAACACCGTATCGTTATTTAACATGATAACAATATCTCCGGTTGAAGCGGAAATGCCCATGTTAACTGCTTTAGGGTAACCGAGAGGTCTTGGCCACGAAATAACATTTACTGGATAGTCTTTATATGTAGTCTGAACCAAGAATGGTGTATTGTCTGTACATCCGTTCGATACAACAATGATTTCTCCAAAAGTTAAATCAACTGTCTTAACAATACTGTCAATACAGTTCTTTAATAAGTCCCAACGATTAAAAGTAGGTATAACGATAGAAAACTTCATATGGTTATACTTAACCTAGAAACGGTATTTTGCCAGACGACTTAAGCGTAGGTATTAGTATTAACAGGTTGTTTAACCTCTTCATGCACTACCTGGCCACTGGCATTAAGTATTTTAGCAGTGTGCCCATCCGCTTTCTTAGCAAATTCATGTGCATCGTGCTTGTTACTAAATGCATGCTCAGTAGTATGCAATTTACCGTTTATCCATTTATGAAGTTTGACGAAATGTTTAGCCATTGGTGGAGAAGTGTTTTACCCAGATACGACTTGTATTGGATGTATACTTAGTCAAATTGCGTTGATTTATTTTAACATTTAATCGTGGAAAATAGTATGCACACTTCAACGCTGCGCTTATTTTATCACTATTAGTAGGATCTACACAATATAGAGAGCTACACCATGGTATTTCTTTTGTGCCGATTAACGGCACGCCTTGACTGATTAAGTCCGCGCCAACTATATTAAACGTCTCAGAAAAATTACATTGTATACCGATATCCATTTGACGGCAAAGTTTTAGAAAGTCTTCTCTCTGAACCCAATCATGCATGATTAATTCATGCCCGGTACCAGCTAACTGCATAAACAGACCCTGTAAGTTATGTAGTACTGGCTGACCTTTCATTTCTTCTCTACCAACATTAATATGAAAGCGCAACTTTTTACCAATACCATTAACAAATTTTAAAGCGGCAAAGGCCTGTAATAAGTGATTCTTTAATGGGCGTACAGCACCAAAACATCCAATATCAACTGTATCTAGCTTTCTTACGATACCTTTTGGTTCCCAATAGTCTTGTGGGTAATGGTTCGGTAAGTAAAACACTCTATTATTAACTTGTTTCTTATTCCATCCTGTTTTATTAAACGCTAATACACGAACCTCATCAAGCATACGCGGTGCATTAACCCCTATAGATACTTCAGGATAACTAAGGTAATCCCCAAGCCAGTTCATAGCCATACCCTCCCCAGCCATAAATGGCATTTCAGAGTGCAATCGTACAATCCATTTTACCTTAGGGTGTAATGGTATCAATACTGAAAACTTCGAAGGCACCACCCACAGAGCTTCAATAACAACGTGAGTGGGTTTATGAGTATTAACCAACCGATCAATACAGTTATTATCAACTGCAACTTCCAGAGTAGCCTTAATGCCGGATTTATTAAGCATATCGACCACAAAAGAAGCGGAATTAAATAGTCCGGTGCTTAATCCTTTCGGACTATGTACAATGGAATTATAGTCTTCCCGGCGTTTTAAAATAAAGAGAATATGAGTATCAGCTGTCACGGTAGTAGAGAATAATTTTATTTATACTACCGGATGCAATAAGCTAGTTTAAGAACGTATTAAATTAACCAAAAATACTACCTAATCTACAGCTTATCTCTGAACCTGCCACGGTCATATCTTCAAGTTTGAGATTCGAAATTTTTGTCAAATCAATATGATAAAAACGCAACCGTTCTCCTTCTTTATCACAATCTAAAATAAACCCATTATTACCAGGCTTAACACTTAACTTAGCTGCTAGCAATCTACGTAAAAAGCACTTAGCGTAGCCTTCAGCGCTTGGTTCTCCTTGACCAAGTCCCTCACCAAGTGTATTATATATGAACTTTATTTTATTATCTATATCTTTAAAAATTTGGAATCCCCACACATTAGCAATTTCTTGAAACTCAGGAGAACTAAAAACCTTAGCCACCGGTTGCAAAGCTTCAAGCGCAACTTTTACGTCCTCTCCCTTAAAACTACCCAATGTGGGTAAGTGACTACTAGGTGCAGGGGCTGGAGCGAGTGGTTTTTTAGATTTAGTCTCTGCCATTGACTTAATAGCTAAACGGGAAAACATTTCCTGTATCGGCATTTTCGGACTCACATTCAGTTCATTAAACAGAGCATTAAACCCGAATATGTAGTTTGCTAGCTTGTTGTTTACGTCAAATTCTGTTTCTGTACCAGCAGTTTTAAACTTACCTATGGTTATTGCTTTTTCTTTACCCCCATAAGCCTTAACTTCTAAACCTACTCCATTTACCAATAAATCAGGTGCACCCTTACCGGCGTGTCTGTTGTCTATAATAAACTTATCCGCCGCCTCCAAGCCCTGCTGCTTGAGTATAGGTAAATACAAGAACCAAAATGCAGCTAGTTCTCCATTACCAGAACCTTTAGTAGAGGTGCCTGGTTCATTGGCTTTGGGTGGTGATAGTCTGTATAGCAATTTCCAAACCTGTCTATCATTAGGTTGAATATCTATTACACCAGAACTAGGTGGTAGAGAAATACCGCCCACTCCGCATAACTTAGTTAAGTCACCACCTGGCCACTCTCTTAATATATTTTGTACGTATTCGTTCTTAGAGTGCTTTATTGCTTGTGCTAAATCGTTTACATTGCTACCTGAAGTAACGGTAGCAGTAGCCGGTTGTGGTGTGTGCTGAGGCTTTTCAGCCGGTGGTTGAGTTTGTGCAGGCACCGGTGCAGGAGTAGTAGGTTTAGACACCGGTGCAGGAGTAGCTGCCCGTGCTGCCTGATCCTGAGCAATCCTGTCCATATCAGTCCCTATATCATCATACCCTCTAATAGCCTCCACATACAACTCACTTAAGTTGACGTACGGTAAATGTTTTTTCTTTTTAGTTTTCTTTATCATTTGCTTCTATGACCAACGATATTAGCACCCTTGTGACCACCTCTATAATCGGCAAAGTTCATCTTGGACATCCACCGAGTAAGGTCCCAGTACTGAGAGTACCTGTCTTTATGGTTAGCATTATCTGTAGCATACCCATATAGTGGGTTATGTGCTTTACCTTCATCCCCGGTAAGAAAGATCTTTTGTCCGTGCTTACGGTACATATCAAGTATGTACTTCTCGGCCTGTGGGTTAGTCATGTACTCACGCATCTTCTCTATGTACTCACCTCTTGGATCCTTAGGATTAATATAATACACTGGTACCATTTCACCAGGTTGTACTCTATGCACCTTGGACATAGGCGACGAAACCATACCCCCTGCTTTAGCCGAAGCCGCAGGCTTCACCTCTCCCCGGTCCAGAGCCGCTAGTACGCGAGTAAACTGATCCGGTGCCTTTGCCATAAACGTCTTGCTATTAACGGTCGTACCGACCAAATACTGAATCACTCCGGCCTTATACGTTTTGGAGATCGGGAACTCATAGCCCATATAATGTAGTGTACCATTATTATCATCTTCGTCATCTATCTCTAGTTCAACCCCATTGGCAGGATCGTCGAACATCTTTTTCTCTGGTTCCAGAGACTCTAATAGAGCCTCTACTTGAGTGTATTTTTCAGCTAATAGTTTATATGGGTTCATTGGTCATCCTTACAGTTACATTTAACACACCCGCACCCATTGTGCTTACGTAATAGTTTACGCACAAACAGTGCTACTACTGTAAACACAATAACAATGGCAAGTGTGGTTTGCATAGATAGATATATTTACTTATATTATAGTAACTTATCGTGTATGTGTTCAAGCAAAAAGTCTATGCCCTTTCTACTTGGGTGCGAATCTCCATGCCACCCAAAATACGTGCCCTCATGCTTACGAGTACAAGTCGAACGGCTCCCTACCCCGTTTAATAGGACATCCAGATTAGCTGTATCTATACTGGTAAGATGGAGGTTTGGGTTGTAGGAACTGTAAATGGAAGGAGTGTGGGTGGGTTCTATTAACTGTAGCCACGAGTTACAGACCACGTTCAAGTGTGGGTAACGTGCTATACAAGGATCTATATCTGACCACCCACCTACCATGTTAATGGTGATACCATGGTACCGGGCAATCATATCTAGTACATCGTATAGCATCTCGATGTTCATTTTAAGAATACTGGTATAATAGCGTTGATAAATGCGGTTGTTGTTTAAAAAGGGAAATACGGTGGCCTCTGCTGAAATTGGTTCCTTAAACATAAAAAAAGACCTACCATTGTTAAATACAGAGTAGGTGAGGAGATCACGAGCGGGGTCGGTCTGCACAAATAAAAACTTGGTTTCTGATAGTGGAGGCACTATGCCGGAGTTGTTTTTAGTATAAATAATGAAATCCAGTAGATACCTAACGCTATCCAAATTACCACCGCCAGAGTTGTGAGGGCTACTTATAATGTTGTAGTACCGGGACATGGCTACATTGAAGTACTCATCCGATGTTTGATCAACTACTTTGTCCGGGGTTGACCAAGCCCCTCGCACCCAACTATCCCCATATATTGCAATATTCATATTCACTATAATTACTATGTAATAAAATATGTACAAGAGATTTTTTGCATTTGGTTGCTCGTTTACCGATTATATGTGGACGACGTGGGCAGATATAGTAGCAGGAGCATATCCTGGCATTGAATACCATAACCTAGGCAAAGGAGGTGGAAGCAATCAAGTAATACTATATAAAATGATGGAAATGGATCAGTTGTATAACTTCAACCCCGAGGACCTAATCATTGTACAGTGGACGGCACCAGCAAGAGAAGCTTTCTGGAATGGCAAAAATTGGGTGGCCAGTGGCAGTGTTTATAATAACCCATACTACGACGATGCATACGTCGAAAGATATACCTCTCAAATAAACTACCTGTATAGGGATTTATCTATTGTTAAAGTTATACAGGGGTTCATGAAACTAAAAGGATGCACGTTTCATCAAATATCTATGTCCCCTATTCTTGATTTGGAGCTCTATGGAGGTAGATTAGAAGATATATTACCAGAACAAAAACAGTACCTACTAGACCTCTATAAACCAGTAATAGATCAAATAAAACCAAGTTATATGGAAGTAGTGTTTGAGGGTAACTGGAGAAATAAACTTCCTCGGCCTAAGTTCAGGCTTTCTACCACTAAAGATATATGTGATGATTGTCACCCCTCTCCCTTAGAGCACTTAAAATACGTTGAACAAATATTACCATTTGTACCCATTACTCCAGATTTAAGAAATAATGTACAAATAGATAATGCTAGAGTTATGAGTACAGTTAATGAGTATGTACAACGTTACTGTAACCCACCACTTAACGGCACGTTACCCTTTACCCGGGGATGTAGTAAATCAGAGTTTTAGTTCTGAAATCCGGGGCTTATATATGTATTTGGACAGAAAAAAATTTGCGCGAAAAAAATTTGAAAACTAGGCTCTCGGGATTTTTGAAGAAAGGGCTTATATAGGATTTGGGTTTAAAAAATTTGGCAAAAGTTTGGCATGCACGTATATACACGTGTTTTGTTGATATCTATATTCAACCAATTTCTGCGCTTAGGTGGTGTATTTAGCTTGCACTGTTATACACCACCATATATATTATACCACTCTATTAGCCGCGCCATCTTTCTAAGCGCTGCTTCATCCATCCTATCTCGCTAGCAGACGCTCCTGCCTCTTCTAATGCTTTCACTTTAGCTTCATAATGCTTTACATACTCTTCATTCGACATATGCTTAGTTGATAAAGATGGAGCTAGCTTCACTCCTTCTTCTAAGATGCTCTTCATTAGATCTACTTCACCATCTTTCAATAAGCTGCTCTTTACTTTAGGCTTCTTATTAGCACCTCTGCTTACATATGCTTTCTGGAATGCTTCTAATGATCCATACTCTTTGATCTTAGCATCAATGATTGATTGGTTCGACCACTTAACGGTCTTACCGGTTACATTACACGTTAGTATTATACTCATATTGGTTCCTTATTGTTATATGATAATGGATTACTTTATGATAAATGGCAACTCTTAAATTGTATTTTTATACCAATCATCTTTCTTTATCTTCTTAAAGTTCTTTACAAATTCATTTATATCATATCCACAATCATTATCACCCATCCAGCCTATAAACTCTTCATATTGTTCTTCCGACAACCACAATACCATTTGTGTTAGAAAGTTATCAATCATCCATTCATTTGTGGATACTTCCTTAAGACACTTAATGGTCTTAAGTCTATGCTTTACCTGTTTATTAAGTTTCATACCAATAGTATGAGTACTTAAATGATATATGGCAACTGTATTAGCCCTCAGAAGAACCTCTAGAATACTCTGCTAAGTTACCATAAAAATCGCCTATGTACGCTTCATATTTTGAGACGTTTAATTGATTCTTATTGCGTACTTGTGCATATAGCTTTTGAAAGTTTGGATCATTTGACAGGGCCTCAATTGCTTTAAAGATGTCATTGATCTTACTTGCATAGGCCTGTACAGAGGCGCCAGCAGCTGGAGCAGGTGCTGGTGCACGTGCTGGAGCTTCACTCATAGCAGGTGTAATATTCATGGTTTCAAGTAACTGAACAAGTTTGTTAAAGCTTTTATCACGCATAATGTAATACTTATTCAATCCCGTTACATTTTCTATCAGTTCTTTCCAGTTAATTTGAGCTGGATGTGTTCCATGAGCTCTCTCAATATCAGCTCATAGCTCTGCTTGTGACCTGTAACATACGCTTGTCTGGCTTGAATGAGTAACACTTGCTGTTCAATTGTATTCACAAGTGTAACAGGTACATTGTGGTTGGTAATGCTTGATAGCTGGTCATGAAGGTGCATCAAGCTTTCGTCAAATCTATTGATCATATTAGTAATGGTCTTTATGTCTTACATCATTTACATCATCTGAAGTGCAATCATATGTGGATGTATTTTCATATGATATGGTTACAGGATTACCTTCTTCAATACTGGTAATGTGATTGACTTGCTGAATGACAGCATCAATCAAGCCATCAGCTTCTATGATTTCATTAGCCAGGTCATATGACTCAGCTGTGCAATATACTGTATCACTTGCTGTAAAGATAATGTATGTTTGTTTTAAGTCTCTCATTTTCATAATACTATTATGGTAACTTAATTGATTAAGTGCAACTATAATGTTCTCTCCTGGAATATTTCTTCTCCTGGAATATTTCTTCTCCTGGAATGAAAATTATCCTGGAATGAAAATTATACTGTCACACAACATTCTACTTCATCTCTCACCTCAATACAATTCCACTTTTGTACTACACAATCACCTTCAATAATTGGGTGGTCAACTAAATAGCCTGTCTGGCCTTCTTTCCTTACCTCCATTACAGTCCCTACCTTCAAGTCAATCCAGGTTGGGAATTCAGCTGCCAGGAATGTATTAGTTGGTTTGGTTATCATTATTTTCATAAGACAATAATGGTAACTTATTGTGTCAAGTGCAAGCCTTAAGTTATCTTAGTATCTTCACCCACATATGTTAAGTGCTCATACATTACACTTGTATACACCTTATTGAGTGTTTGGACATCATACAGAATGGTGCCATCCTGTAGTTCGAGTATCTCTATCACTTGTCCTACTTTGTTATTGTATTTGACTAGATCGCCTATTAGGTACATACATATGAGTATGTAACTTATCAGGTATAGTGCAACTACTTAAATGTTATGTAACAGTATTTCTACAGCATCCTTAGCAGTATGAGTACCATTATCCTGTTTCTTTCTTCTACCAGCTGTATATGTTACCTCGTACTTGTGTAACTGTAGCTTACCTTGGTTGTCTGTATAGAAAGTGTCTCCGGTATCTCTACCACAAAACATCACTTTATGTTTGGTAGAAACATTTGAACAATACTTCATTAGTTCCACTTGCTTGTCATCTCCAAACACTTGCCCGTAGGCTGTAAAGCTATCCCTATAGGGTGGATCCATAAAGTAAAAGGCTGTACCTTCTACCTTATCAACACATCCCTTCCAATCACCACAATAAATGTCTACCTTTTGTAAGAGTTTGTTCCACTCATACACATTCTCTTTATCATATACAAAGAATGTTTCGTTCAATAGTCCGCAAGGTGTGGCAAACCTACCTTTACTCTCTTTCGTGGCCTGCCATATCCCGTTAAATGAGGTACGCATCAGGAAGTACAAGTGAGCTGCCTCCACCACCTTATTCCACTTGGAGTAATCAGTCCCATACTCTTTACGTATCTTGTAATAGTACTCCTTACGTCCCTCTTTGGATAAAGGGATGTACTCTTGTTGTAACCCGTCTAATGTCTTTAAAAATGTCTTAACATCTGTCTTGATAGAGGTGTACAAGTTAACAATCTCTTCATTAATATCATTTAATATGAACTTCTTTACATCTGGATTGTTCTCATACACATACAACATCATAGCACCACCACCGAAGAACGGCTCTACATATGTATCATACCCACTTAGTGGTATGGTAGGTGTTTCCAGGTACTTGGGGATCATCTTGTTCTTACCCCCAGCCCATTTGTATAGTGGCTTAATTTTCATTCACTACATTATAACATACCTATTGGGTAAGTCAAGCTCTTTCAATCGTAGAAACCATTTTCCCTCAACCACTTGATGGTTCTGGAATGATCCCATAACAGGTACAGAATACCTAGTAATGGTACTACCAAGATACCTAATACAACCAGGATTATCTTAATCATTTCTTGTTCTTTACAAATTGATCATACAGGCTCTTGGTAGCTGGAGTGGCTTGACCAACCGCAACACTTCCTGGAGGTGTATTGTTGGTAGGGGTGCCCTTGGCTATGTTATAGATCTCCCATACCTTCCAGTTAAGACTCTCCAGTTCTTTAATGATCTTTTCGGCTTGTTGTTCTGTCATTTTATTTTCCTTTTCTTTGGTACTCTCACCTCATCATTTATTTGTGTAAACTGGTCTTCTTGTAACAACTCCACTTGCCCGGTTGTATCGCTTATGTACTTGTTGTAAAGGGTGCTGGTGAGCTTGAGAGCTATATCAGCAATATCCTCCCGATCTTTGGTTGAGTTGGTAGGCCACTTATCCACTAAAGCAGCTGCCACAGATACAAAGATCTTATGTTTGAGTTTGTTGTTCATTTAAATATATTACCTCTTTATCTGGTAACTGCAACTCTTCTTTTGGAAGATATGGTTTAATGTCTTCAAATGTGATGGTTAAGCCTAGATGCTGTTTAAAGATATTGAATAGCTCCTCGTCATTAAATGCTGGAGCATAATGGAAGGTGGTATTGTCTGGATATATGTTACCCATGGTAGTACCTAAGTTATTGAGTACTTTGCCCTCTTGAGCACCTGGTCCAGTCATAAATGTTACATACTTGTTTGTAGTACCCTTCAATAGTAGCTCGTAGCATATGCTAAAGTTCTTGCTCCATCTTTCGTGGGCATTACCAAACACATCCTGGTGCTTAGCTTCAAAGATAGCTAGGATCTTTCTAGTACCATCTGGTTGTTTGGTGAACCACATACCACCATCTGGCTTCACACCCAACCCAACCAGTTTACCATTAAACTCCGGTAAGGGTCTCTTTACAGATGATCCACTTACATATGTGAGTGTGGTGTTACCGGTCACCTTTAAATGAGTCCTAATGGCTTCAGCCATATACTTAACGCTATCATCTAGCTTAGTTGATTCTATGCTAGCTGCTGTTGTGCCTGGTTGTATACCTCTAGTACTCATTTGTATAGATACTATTATCGTATCTTTTCGAGTAAAATCAACATAAAAAGAGCGGTAGGGTGAAAATAAAAAAGCCCTACCGCTCTCGTGTTGATATATTATGAATAACCCCCTTGTGGGGGAAATGGATTAGTTACGGACGATACGACGACCGAAGAACTCAGTCTTTGATGGACGTCCCATACGGCGGCATGCCTTACGGAATTGAGTTGGTGAAGCATGCAAGCGTAGGTAGCGAGCGTACTCAGTAGCACGTGCAATAGCGGTCTCAAGACCACCAAACTTTGTTACTAAGAACCGGCGGGTACGGCGTACACCATCACGCATTACATTGACTTGAACACTGATAGCCTTGCGGCCTTGTTTTTGAATATATAGGTTTTTCATATCTTTATGATGTTATTATTATCGTTTACTTTACTAAAAAGTCAAGCACTATTTGTTATTATCTTTGTTATTTGTTGTAAGGTTGTGTTCCTAATTGATAAGACAAGTATGGTTACTTTTACCCAAACGGTCAAGCTTTATTTTTAACACGCGTCCTTTTTTCTAACACACTACGTAGTGTTTTTTATTTAAAAAAAGTACCTTATTATGCGAACTTTATTAATAAACGGCAAGTTTATTTTTATTAAAATATAATAAAAAATATTAAAAATATATTATTTTTTTATTGCAAAAAATAATAAAATAAATATTATATATATATAAATTATTTAAAAAATATTATTAAAACTTTTATAAAAATATTAATAAAAAAATATATTATAAAAAATATAATATTAATAATTAATTTAAATAATAATAAAATAATAATATGAAGAATAATAAATTAAAAATATATAAAAATAAAGATTTAGGTATTTATAAAATTAATAATTATAAGATAAATGATGAAGTATTATTAAAAAATAATGATGTATTGAGGATTGTAGGTTTTAGAGAGGAAGATGGGGTTATGATGGTAGATGGGTATTTTAATAGTGATGATTGTGGGGGTAGTGAGGAGTTTAATAATATAGTAAGTTTATATAATTAATAAATTAATTAATTTTAGTGTTGATTTAAATAATAAAAGTAGATATATTAAAATATGAGTAATAATAAAAGAGAAGTTAAATTAATAAATTGTAATTTATTAGATGTTAAAAATAATAAATTAATTAAAATGAAGGGTTATGTAAAAATTGTAAATTATGATAATAAAGAATATTTTGAGGTTAATTTAAGAGATGGAGATTTTGAAAATGAGAAGTATATTTTAATAGGAAGTAATGAGAAGTTTAAGATTTTTGATAAAGATGATGATGGTGGTTATTTTGTGATTTAAATATATTAAGTAGTTTGAATTTTAGTGTTGATTTAAATAATAAAAGTAGATATATTAATAAAATGAAAAATAATAAAATAGATAAAGAAATAGATAATTTTTATAATAATTTAAATATATTATTAAAAGATATAAAGAGTGAAGTAGATAGATGTAAAAAAATATTAGAAAATAATAATTAT